GAAGTGGCTGATAAAATACTAGAAGAATATAAAGAAGTTTTAAAATAATGACAATAAGAGTTTTAATATTAAACTTAAATAACTTAAATTTTATAAGGGACTGTGTTTCAGATTTGAGAGCGCAGGCCCATTTTAATTTTAAAGTAACCATAATCGACCAAGATTCAACTGAAGAAGGTAATAGAGAATTTTTAGAGTCTATAAATGATAGTAGGTTTGAAATTATTTTTAACGAAAACAATGAACCAGTTAATAAAATGTGGAACTGGTTTGCCAACACCTACGATGAAGATTTGTTATGTTTTTTAAACAACGATGTAAGAATACCAAAAAACTTTATTTTAGATACTATTGAGACCTTCCACAAAGAGGAAGAAGTTGGTATTGCTGTTCACGCAACAAATCACCCTCATTACAGCCATGTTAAATCTAAACTAATGTATGCTATTGTTCCCAAATTTAAATACATGCAAGGTTGGGATTACACAATAAGAAAAGAATGTTTCACGCAAATACCAGAAGAATTAAAAATATATTGCGGTGACGACTTTTTATTTCACCAAACATATTTAAAAGGCTTTGATTTAGCATACATAGTCAGCTCTCCGATAATACACTATGAGGGTCAATCTAAAAAGTTCATGAGAACTACTGGTGTGGAGGATATAAAAACCTATAAAGATTTAGGTTTTAAACATTATTTAAAAATAAATTATGAATTTAGTAACATAAAACCAACTTACAAAGAATTTAAAAATTAAAATGGAAAAAATTGAAGAATTATATAAAGGTTATAAATCAAAACCAATAGTCTATAAATCAAAAGACATTTATGAACACTTACCTGTTATACGCAAGTACGCTAGTGAAGTTGACCATGTAACGGAAATGGGTGTTAGATGGGGTGCTTCTACTATTGCAATAGGAGTCGCTAACCCAAAGAAAATGATATCATATGACATTACTAAAACATATGACATGTTGAAAGCTGTAAACTTATTAGAAGCATCTGAGATAGATTTCAGTTTTATTCTAGGTGATACACTTAACATTGAGATTGAAGAAACTCAAATGTTATTTATTGACACGCTACACACCTACAATCAATTAAGTAAAGAATTGGAGTTGCACGAGGGTAAGGTAACCAACTACATCATCCTACATGACACCGAAAGCTTTGGTAGGAAAGATGAAAGTATATACTCACATGCCTCACAAACATTGAAAGAAATGAAAAAGGGTAAAGTTGGTCTAATGACAGCGGTCGAAGATTTTTTAGAAGTAAATAAAAGTTGGGTTATTGAAAAACATTATAAAAATAATAACGGTTTAACCGTATTAGCCAGAATTTAATAAAAATTGATATGAAAACTAGGGTCAATTTTTTTGATTTAGGCATGTTTGATGGAGCTGAATCCTTAATGTTTTTAGAAGATATTAAAGGTTTAAACGTTGACCCATACATTTATGGGTTTGAGGCGTATCAACCGTTTTACGAAAATATATGTGAGTTGTTTAGTGATAACAATAACGTTAACATAAATAATTTAGCAATTTCTAATAGTGATTCTTACGTTAAACTTTTTCTAGAAAAAAGCGGTCAGGGAAATTCAATATACGAAAGTAAAAATAATGTTGACGCTAAAAATTTTATTGAAGTTAAAAGTGTTTCATTCGCTGACTGGATGATTAAAAATGTAACAAATTATAAGAACAATTTCAATATACTAAGGTTTAATATAGAAGGTGCCGAATTACCACTTATGGAAGACATTATCAATAAAAAGATTCATAAAGATTTTAAGATTTTTTTAGGGTCACACGTTGGTGTGGATATAAAAAAAGTGGGTGAAATAAAGGATAAATTTAATTATTATGTCAACCTATTAAAAAGTAATAACATAAATGTAGAGTTATATTGTAAAGACTTAACAACTAGTAACGTCAACTTACATAATTTAATCAAAGAAAAACTAAAATGATTGTAATATATAGCGCTATTTACGGAAATAAAAATAAAATACTTGAGGTACCTGAAATTGATGGTGTTAGTAACATAATGTACACAGATTATGACATTACCCCTAAGTATTATAAAGGTTGGGAAATAAGAAAATCTAAAGGTGAAGAATTCAATAGTAGTGTATTGAATGCCAAACAATTTAAACTTTTACCACATAAATTCTTACCTGAGTATGATACAACAATTTGGGTTGATGGTAGTATTAAAACTAAAAATATAGTCGAATTCATTGAATTGTATAATAAAAATGAAATGGTTGTTTTTGACCATAATCACACTACATTTGATAAAAGAGATTGCATATATGACGAAGCTAAAGTGGTCATGTCTCAAGGTTTAGATAAGAAATCAACAATCAATAAACAAATAGGTGAGTATAAATCAGAAGGATTTCCGAAAAATAATGGTTTAATATGTGGCGGGGTTTTATTAAGAAAGAATACAGACTTAATTAATAAAATTATGGATGAATGGTGGAGTGAAATTATAAAAGGAAGTTTTAGAGACCAATTATCATTTAATTATGTTGCTTGGAAAAATGATTTTAAACCACACTATATAAAAGATGACATTAGGTCAAACAAATATTTTAAAATTAATGAGTAAAAGAACTGCAATTTTTAGTCTAGCACCCCATGATAGACATAACTATGGTGATATATTATATGGTAATTTATTAAACAAACTTTATGCTGATAAAGACGTTGACTTTTACTATGTTGGGTTGGTGGACATTGATATGACAGAGTTAGGAGGTGGGGTTGTTATACCAGTCAGTAAGATGATTGAAATAAGTAAAATTTACACTGATGTTACAATATACGTTGGAGGTGGTGAGTTTTTAAACTCTGCTTATGGTGGCTTAAAGTCTTTTATAGATAACAACCTTAAAAAATCAATAGACAGAACTTTAAGGTATCCTTTTATGGTGGATAAATCACTGTTTGATTCGGATATAAATCTTAGTGTTAAGTTTATATCATTTGGTGGTGTAATGCCAAATGCACCACAAGTAGCTAAATTATTTAATGAAGGTGATATTGTATACGCTAGAGATTCACTGACATCTTTCTTAGTTAAAGAAAAAGGTGTTAAGAATGTAAAAACATTTCCAGACTTAGGTCAATTCACTAGAGAAATACTAAATTTAGAAAGCTTAACAAATGATTTGTTTGATGACTACGTTGTTATTCAAGTGGGTAAAGCTAAATTCGAATCTAAGGAGGTGTTGAAGAATGAAATAATAAAGTTAAGTGAAGTAGAAAACGTAATACTATTACCAGTGGCTTATTGTAACGAACATGACGACGACAAAATATTGGCTGAGTTGGAAAAAGAAATCAATCTACCCAACGTCAAATTATTTAAGGATAAAAACATAATCAATATAACTAAGGTAATTGCTAATAGTAATATGTGCATTGGTACTAGCCTACACTTAATGATGGTAGCTAACAGTTACGGGGTTAAATATTTACCACTTAACAGTGTCAAGAAAATTGATAGGTATCAAAACACTTGGCATGAAACTAAGGTTAAATGTAATGAGAACAACCTTTTCGAGAAGTATAAAAAATCAATTAATAAAGAGTACAAGTTTTTCGAAAAATATAATGTTTCAGATTTAAAAAAAATAATAGGTATATGATAGATAAATTTAAAAGAAAAATGGCTATGCTTTCATTAGCATTGTCTAAAGTAGAAAAATCTTCACTCAATAAAGAGTCGGGTGGGTTTGATAGCGAAAGCTTATTATCTCAAACTATGAACCAAGGTACCATGGCCGACGCCTTATTAAAGGGTGAAATAACGACTGAAGTAAAAGATTTAAGGTGGAGAACTTATAAAGTATTAAATGAGAGTGAAAATTTTAAAACTAAGATAAGTGGTTATGACGAAGACGGTATACCAATAACTGAAACTACTACTTCCGAAAAAAGAAACCTTAAAAAGGTTAATGTTGATTCGTATGACGATTATGAAGTTGAGTTAGTTATTAATAACGAGGAAACAACAAAATCTACATATGATGAAATATCTAATGAAAGTCTAAAAATTTTAAAGGAAAAAGAAATTGAAGAATATGAAAAAAACAACGATAAATTTGACCTTATTGGAATGGAAGGTGACGGGTCAACGGTAGGTGAGATATCATTTCACGATATGGTGTCTGATATGAAAACTGGTAGGTCAATAAACATTACCAGAGAATTAAAACCTAAATTTGAAATTGAAGAGTACGCTAAAAAATTAGTGATTAGGAATATAAATGATGAAAGTAAGTTATTAGAGTTTTATATTTCTAAATATCCTGACGAATACAACAGAAAAAGTAGATTGATGTTGAGTGAGGTTAAAAAGATAAGTAAAAACCCTAGAGCTGTGAATATGTTAGATATAAACGGCGTTGATTTTATAACTGATAGAGCAATAGGCGCCGATAATGGCATGGAATATTCTTATGTTATAAATAAATTTGACAAAATAATTGAACACAATGGTCACTATGTGTTAAAGTTTTTAGCCACACCAGAAGTCAATGGTAGATTCATTTTTGATAAATACAGGCAAGAAGCTTTAGAAGAGCGTTATAGGAATAAAGAGAGTAAAAAATCTAGTTAATGGTTTAGTTTTTATTTTTTATACATATATTAAATGCGAGGTTAAAAAAAGCCTCGCATTTTTTTATGGCAAAGAGACAACCAAAAAAGACAGAAAAAACAGAAAGAGACCAAAAGGCTACTAGAAGTAAGCCGACAAGTAAGATACTAACTAAAAGAGTTACCTTAAAGTGTAAGAATGTTAAACAAAAAGAATATGCTAATTTAATTAAAGAAAAAGAAATCATATTCTGCTCAGGTCCATCTGGTGTAGGTAAAAGTTATGTGGCAATGGCCGTAGCTTTGAAACTACTTCAAGATGGAGATAATTCATTCAATAAGATATTAATTGTTAAACCAGCTGTAGAAGCTGAAGAAAACCTAGGTTTCTTACCAGGTGATTTAAAAGAAAAGATGGCACCTCATATGGCATCATCAATTGATATCGTAGACAAAATAATAGGTAAACCAAATAGACTAAAATTAGAAGAGTCTGAAGAGATTATGATTGAACCGCTGGGCTTCCTTAGGGGTAAATCAATTGATAATTCCATATTGGTTATGGAAGAAGCTCAAAATATGTCACCTTCTCAAATGAAAACTCTATTGACAAGGATAGGGTATGGGTCTAAATACATCATCTCAGGTGATATGGACCAATCAGATAGATACAAAGACAGTAAACAAAGTGGATTATATGACGCTATCAATAGACATAAGTTTATTGAAGAGTTAGGGTTTTTTGAATTTAATGAAAACGACATTGTAAGAAATCCATTGATAACCAAAATGCTTATCAACTATAAAGTAGAAAATAAAGTAATGGATAAATAATAAAGACATTCTGTTCACTTTAGACAAAAAATACGTACAATAATAATATGAAAATAGGAATAACATTATTCACGTTTAAGATGTGATATGAGATAATCTTTATTAGTCCTTTTTAAATGTTTGTAAATCCTCAATTCATTTTTTCTAAAATCCGTTAAATTATTATATTTATTTATAATTTTTTTTAATTCATTTATTGTTAATTTAATATTAGACTTTTTATCAGGCATATGTTTAGCGGCTTCATCAACAATTTTAAGTTTCAACAACATTCTATATTCTTTCTCATGTTTATTTTTAAATTCATTAAACGAATTATATTTTTTACATAATTTAAATAATTTTTGTTTATTATATATTTTATTATATACATTATTTATTTTTATTTTGTTAACATCATCTTCTCTTAAAGTTAAGTCAGTGGTTTTATTTATTAGTTTAAGATTATCATTAATTTGTTTCTTAATATCTTTAATATAATTTCTACTTTTTTCGTAAATATGAATCAATGTGATATTTTTATTCTTGGTTAAAGATATTTTTAATTCATCATTATTTTCTAAAGTATGCCAATATTTACCCTGATACTCAAAAGCCAATTTATATTCTTTGTAATATAAATCTAGTTCATATGGTTTAATTATTTTTCGATTGTTATATGATGCTTTTAAATTTAAAAGTTGATTCATTAAGTCTTCTAAAATCATCTGTGGGATACTATATTTAAATGGGGTCATATGAGACGTTAATTCATCTAAATAACCTTTTAAACGAGCAGATTGATAAGCTGGCTCATCAAACTCTTTTAATTCTCTTATTGAAGTATATTTATTAAAAATTTTTTTTAATTCATTATAATTTAAATCTCTATAACCTAGATTTATTTTAGTTTTGTGACCTTTTTTATTTCTCCATAATAAAAATTTTTCACTTTTTTTTAAACCCAATCTATACCCTTTATTGTCAATTGAAGATTTAGACTTATTCAAAATTGTTGCTATTTCTAAATTAGTTTTATTTGAATAAATTTCTTTTAATTTCTTTTCTTGCATTGTAGTCCACATAATAATCTCTCATTTATAATAATAAATTATAACCAATTTTCACTAAAAGTGAATAATAAATAAAAAGATATACCTTTTTTATTTTTAGGTGGTATATTAAAAATAAAAAATGGCTCAGATAGGAATAACATTAAACGAAGTAATTAGAGACTATGTAGGTCAACTAAAGTACGTTTATAAGAAATATTACGGTGAAGATTTAGAAGATGTTAAAGTAGAAGACTTTGACTTAGCCAGTTTTTTCAAGTTTGACTCACAGGAAGCTTTTCATAAGTTTCTATACAGCGAGAGTCCAATGGAAATATTCGCACACGCTGACCAATCATATAAAAATGTCGGTCCAATTCTAAACAGTTTTATTAACGACATAAACGACTACGAAGAACACGAGGTTATATTATTAAGTAGAGACGTACATAAAAGTAGACCCGCAACACTATTCTTTTTATCAAAACTAGGGTTTACTGGTAATAGCATTAAATTCGCACTTGATACTAAGAAATTATGGGATGATGTAGATGTTTTAGTTACAGCAAACCCAGTAGCTTTAGATAGTAAACCTGAAGGTAAAATTTCAGTTAAAATCGAAGCAACTTACAATGAAAATACTGAGTCTGATTATACATTAGAATCAATATTAGATTTTATAAATAATGAAGAGCAATTTAAAAAAATAATGAATAATGATTAAAATATTTGGAGATTTATATTACATCGACTTTGAAAAGTTAGATGCCTTTGTGGCTGATGGTCAAAAAGATAATGTATTTAAAACAGTGGATAAAGAATATAACTATGATAATGAATTGGTAAAGACGAAAATAATTGAAGCTGCTGAACCTACCACTAAAGAAGTTAACGTCGTGAGATATGAAATAATTAGAAATTTCATTGACGATATCTCAATGGCTGGTGGTACAAGTGACGAACATGATGAAATGTTGGGGTCTAATAATCTAATTAAAACCGATGTAAAATTTAAATTAGCGTATAATACTCTAATTTTTTATAAGATATTAAAAAAAATTGATTAAAAAAATGGAAAACGAAAAAAAACAAGTACAAGTAAAAGAATTTATAAGTAAAATTGATAATAAAGATTTTGGTTTATATTTCTTTACTTTGGATACAAAAGGTAACCCAACTGCTGGTATTGCTAATATATACGAGCACGTTAAAGTCTTAAATGATTTAGGGTATAAAGCTCATATATTACACGAAAAAGATGACTATCATGGCGTTGAAGAATGGTTAGGTGAAGAGTACGCTAAACTACCACACGTTTCAATTGAACAACAAAATTTAAAACTAGTTGCAATAGATTACATTATTGTACCTGAGATTTTTGCTAACGTAATGGAGCAAGTAAAAGACTTCCCATGTAAGAAAATAGTATTTTCACAGTCCTATTCTTACATCTTAGAATTTTTACCAATTGGTAATAGGTGGGATTTAAACTTTGGCTTTACTGATGTAATCACAACATCTGAAAGACAGTCAGAGTACATCAAAGACCTATTTCCAAGTATCGACACTCATATCATACCGCCGTCAATACCTGAGTACTTTAAAACGACTGATAAGATTAAAAAACCGATTGTCTCTATTGTAACTAGAGACCAGAAAGCTGCACTAAGATTGGTTAAGTCGTTCTACTTACAACATCCAATGTATAAATGGATTACGTTTAGAGAACTTAGAGGTTTACCTAGAAAAACGTTTGCTGAGCAACTAGGTGAGTCTTGTCTAGCTATATGGGTTGATGATGAATCCAGTTTTGGAACATTCCCTATTGAAGCTATGGAGTGTGACACACCTGTTATAGGTAAGATACCTGCTATGATTCCTGAATGGATGGAAGACGATAGTTCGGATGAACAACAAATTAGTTTGAAAGATAATGGTGTTTGGACTAATAACGAATTATCTATACCTAATTTAGTGTCAGAGTTCATGAGAGTATGGTTAGAAGATAATGTACCTAGTACCTTAATGGAAGGTGTTAAAAAATCTAAAGGTCAATACACTGAAGATAAGCAAGTTGAAAATATCAAACGTGTATATGGTAATCTAATTGCTAATAGAAGAAGTGAGTTTGAAGCACTTATTGATATAACTAAAGAAAAAGAAAAAGAAAACAAAGATGAAAAATAAAAATGATATCACAGTAATCACGCCTCTTTATAATGTGGACGAGACTTTACTTAATAATGCTATCAAGTCGATAGCAATGCAAGAAACAAAACCAGATACGGTAATGTTTGTTGTTGGTACCGATAAAGACCATGGTGTTTTATCTGATTTAATGAAAAATTACGATTTGAATTTTGATGTTATTAAACATGACAAATCAACTGATTTTCAAGCTCAAATGAATCTAGGTGTTGAAAATTGCAAAAGTAAATGGTTTATCTTTTTAGAGCAAGACGATGAGTTAAGTGGAAAATGGGTAAGTAACGTTGTGAAGTATAGAGAAGTTTATACTGACACTCAAATATTTCTACCAATAATATTAGACGTGGACCCTCAAAGCAATTTTATTGGGTTCACTAACGAAGCTGTATGGGCATCTCAATTCTCAGATGAAATGGGTGTGTTGGATAATGCTGCACTATTGAGGTATCAAAATTTTAATATGGATGGAATGGCCATGTTAAAAGAAGCATATCAAGAATTCGGTGGACTTAAAGAAAGCATGAAATTGAGTTTTATAAGTGAATTCCTATTAAGGTTTACATTCAATTCATGTAAAGTGATGATTATCCCTAAATTAGGGTATAAACATCTAAATGACAGAGAAGGTAGCTTATTTAACTCTTATAAAAAAGAGTTAACGCCAGATGAATCAAGATGGTGGTTATCTTTGGCTAAGAAAGAATATTTCCACGTCAATGACAGAAATATCCTTTATGAAAAAACAGAAAAATCTTAATGGCAAAAAAAAGAGGACGTAAAAGAATCAAAGGTTTATATTTTGGCCCTGAAGAAGAGGAAGCCGTTGTTAGGTTTTTGAATGAAGAAGACCCTATTAAAAGAGATAAAATTTATAATAAGCACTTAAGAGCTGCTTTTAATACAATGATTGAGTCTATTATTAGACGTTATAAATTATATAGGAAAACTTATACTTTTGAAAACCTACATGGTGACACACTCTCTTACCTTATGTTAAAAGCTGATAAATTTAAACCAGAAAAAGGTAAAAGAGCTTACTCGTATTACGGAACTATATGTAAAAACTATATATTAGGATTATTGATTAAAGATGAGAAGAATATGAGGCAGACGCTGGAGTTCACGTCATCAATTAATAAGGTGCATGAAAAGGACGAGTTTATTTACCATTTATCGGATACCGATTATATGCTAAGCGACTTAATAGATACCATGTGCGATGAGATTAAAAGTGAGTTAAACGGCGAAGATGAGGGTAAAAAGAAATTAACAGAGAATGAACGTAAAGTAGGCGAAGCTCTAATTTCTATTTTAGGAAACTGGGAAACTTTATTTGAGTCACTAAGTGGCGGTTCCAAATTCAATAAGAATAGCATACTTAGTACAATTAGAGAATACACAGGGTTAGTAACTAAAGACATTAGGATTGCTATGCGGAGATATAAGACAATATATGAGCTAACTAAAGCTGATAAAATAGATAAGGGTTTTTTATAATTATTATCTTTTTTTTTTTAGGTATTTAATAAAAATAAAGTTTTTATCTATTTATAAATAAACACATGTATTATTAATGCTTTAAGTAATTTACAACCATTGTGGGCAACTACAAGGGAAATTAATGGTATGATATATGAAGGTAACCTAAATAAGTATAACAAATATTAAAAATATAAGATTTTGCCTAGAAGTAAAAAACAAGAAATAAAAATAAATGATAACAGTTCTCTTCAAGGATTGTTACAAGAAGTCTACAATAACGCTTGTAATCAAATAACTGACGCTCAAAAGGTCGTTAATGAAATTGGTGTTGGTTCGGTACCTGAAGATGTAGATGATTGGGCTAAAGTAGCCAAAGCTAAAACTGATGCTTTAAAGGTTAAAGATTCTGCAATAAAAACTAAATTAGATGTAGGTAGACTTCAAAGTGATATTATTAAATTTAGTGGTGAAATTAAAACCGCTTTAGATAATAATCCAGAAGTAGTATCTAACGATAGTTTTGCTAAGATTAGAGAAATGATTAACGAGTCTAAAAGTAAAGAATAAGATTTAATGAATGTTACTAGAGAAAAATCTGACATATTTGCTCAAATAGCGGCTTTAAGGGTATCTTCAGAAGGTTACCCTAAATTCTCTAATACAAATTCTATTGACTCAATTTCACAGGAAACTAACAGTTTAGATTTCTTATTAGACTTAACTAAGTCGTTAATAGGTTTTGAGCCTTTAAAGGAAGGCCTTATAGACGTTTTAACCCATAACCTAGAAGATATAGAGTTAGATGTTAAAAAGGCCCTTAAGGAGGCTTTAAAATCGCTCGTTAGTTGTAGTATTAACCCTTCATTACCAGATTCGTTTGTTCAGGATGGAATTACTTTGGAAATCGATAGAGTAGATTTACTAGATAAGTTTAAGGTGAACCCAAATTCAGGGGCTGGTAAATTGCTTTACAATGATGTAAACTCTGGGACCAACAGCACTGACTTCAATACTTTCTTATACGAAGTAATACAAGACAACGGTGGTACTAGTTCTTGGGGGAATCAGACTTTAGGTGAAGATATACTAAACATCAGATTCACACAAAATGCAACCACATCTAACGGTAATAATAATACCTTAAACATTAAACCTAGTTCAAATTATGAGGATAGTAAGTTGACCGACATAAATAACGACTATATCGACAGCATCAAACTATTTGAGACTAATAAATTAATAAACTCAGTTATAGAGTCTTTATTTGGTAGCATTAGTCTGAACACTTCTAAAAATAAAAACACTATTGAGAATGAAATTAAAATTCAGGAGATAATAGATAGAGTTATTAACCTAGATGAAGAGGAAATAGTAGATAATAGTTTTTTTCAGTTTAGTAATGAAGAACTATCAAACATTGAGAGCAAGGCTGAAATGAAAAGCAAAGGTAAAAGACTTATAACTACATGCGATAACGTAGAGTCTGAAATATCATTCGAGTCAATAAAGTCTTTAGATAGTGAACTAGATGAATTCAATACTCAGACTGTAACACCTCAATTAATTGAAAGAAAGACTAGGATTGTTAGAAATGCATTAGATTCTCTGGCCGAAGAGTCAGCAAGTAATGTCGACAGTAGAGATAGGTATAACGTTAAGGTCAATCTTATTGAAGAGATGTTAAGGAATATAATGAATTCTATCGTAGGTGTTATATTATCACCTAAACTAATAGGTATATTAGCTTTAAATCATTTAATTGTTTACGGAGAAACATTTAAAGATATAGAGGAATTCATGATTAAAAATAAAAGTTTACTAACTTCAGTGTTAAGAACAATTCGTGATTCAGTGGTGTCAATATTACTGGAAAGGGTTTTAAAAGAAATTAAAACTCTAGTAGCGGATAATATAATAAGAACTCAAGTAGAAAGAGTTAAGTATAGTCAGGCACAACTAAGCAGCTTGGTTGGTGTAGATACTGAGATACTTAGAAATATATCTGGATTAACATAAAATAATATGGCAAATAAAAGCTCAATGACAAAAGTTATTGAAAGTCTTAAAGCCGCTTTCAACGCAACTAGAAAACCAATAGAACCATTACCACCTCAATTGTTAGTTGTTGGCGCTAACCTAAGGCCAGGTTTAAGTCCACGTAAAATAACATCTAATGTTATATCTAGGCAATCTGAAGCTGGCGCTCCGTCTGGTGATATATTTTCAGAAAATAGTAATGTAATGGAATCTATGACATCTATAATGGTTGAAGAAATTGTTAATGCGTTAGTTTTAGACGCCAAAATAGAAATAGCTGTACCACCTGGTGTTCAAGTAACAACCACTGGTGTCGGTAATTTAGGTGGTCCAATAATTAGCCAAGGAGTTACAACAAATATTGCTTCTGGTAACGGTGTAATTAGATAGTATGGAATATAAATGGGAACATAAAAGTAATAATGAGATAAGGTCAGCTCAAATTGAGATGCATCAGGAATATGAGGCTATTAAATTAGAAATTGCTAGTCTTGCCACTAAAATAAACAAACTGAAAGGTAAGTTAGATGACATGGACGCTGAATATTTAACATCTAAAAAAGTGTTGGATGAAAGATTAAAATTTTAAAGTATGAGTAAGTTTGCTTTTGGTGGTAGTAGTATATACAATAAGGGTGCTAGAGAACGTCTAGAGACCACTGTATTTTATTATGGTAAAGTTGTATCAAATGAAGATAATCTTGGCGCTAATAGGATAAAAGCTAGGATTACTGGTATTGATGATAGTGTTACTAGAGATAATATTCCATTCGCTTTCCCTATGGTACAGAAATTTTTACATGTCATACCTAAAGTGGGTGAAAGTGTGTTAGTTTTTATACCAGACGTTAAGAATCCTAACATTGATAGAATGTACATGGGACCAATCATATCCCAACCTCAACTACTGTTCAAAGATAGTGAATTATTCTCATCAAAATCAGCTTTAGATAGTGGTGTGAAAGAACCACAACCAGCACCATTTACAATACCTGAAAATAGGGGTGTTTATCCAGACTTAAAAGACATTGCATTACAAGGTAGGGACAACACTGACATTAGGTTAAAAGAAAAAGAGGTATTAATTAGAGCAGGGCAGTTTGAGTCTGACACACCCAAGGGTGAAATACCTAAATTCAACAAGGTAAACCCTTCTTACATACAAATAAAGCACGATGCTACCTTAAAAAGAGGTACACAGAATACAGAAACCGAAATAGGTGGTGCTATTAATGTTGTTAGTAATAAAATTAACCTACTAACACATAAGAATGGAAGTCCTAGATTTGCTTTAAATGACCAAAACAATATGATATCTGATGAAGAGTTGCAGAGAATTGTTAAAGATGCACATCCTTTGGTATATGGTGACAACTTAATCGAATTCTTAAAAGTTTTAATCAATGCATTCGTAAATCACGTACACACATACCCAGGTATGAAACCACAAGATTTATCAGGTTCAAACGACATCGATGATTTATTAGAGTTCAACCTTGAGTCCTTCTTATCTAAAAATATAAAAATTAACTAAATAAATAGATATTTATTAATAAAGATTAATATGGTAATCAGGACTTACTTTGATAGAAACAACACAATTATATATAATAGAACCGAAAATACAGGTAAAAACCCTGTAGCTGAAATGTTTTATGGCGGTAACGTTGAAAAGGACGAACCATTCTTTAGCAGATATTTATTCCAATTTGACGTACAACGTATAATAGACTTAAGGACCAAAGGTTTATACCCTGATATATCTAAATTAAAACATACTCTAAAAATGACTAACACCAGTACGTTTGATACCTCACTATTAGGTGGTCAAACTGCTGACGGTAAAGATAGAGCTTCATCTTTCGACTTGAATTTATTTGAAATCAATCAAGAATGGGATGAGGGTGTTGGTTATGACTTTGCTGGTCAAAAATACTTTACATCCAGTGATAGTACGGTGACAAGTACAGAACCATCTAATTGGTTACAACCTAGAAATGGTGATACTTGGGATAATGGTAATGGTGTCTTTAGTGGATGGACCAGTGGCACTACTCTAGCGACGCAAAGTTTTGAGGATGGTAATGAAAACCTAGAGATTGATGTTACTGATATTGTTAATGGTTATTTAACTGGTAATACAAATAATGGTTTAGGTTTAGCTTTTGATGAGTCATTAGAAAATACAATTAGAGAAGAATTACAGTACGTAGGTTTCTTTACAAGACATACACAAACTTTTTATGAACCATACGTTGAAACTAGATATGAAAATTCAATACAAGATGACAGAGCTGACTTTTATTTAGATAAACCAAATAAACTTTACCTATATGTTAATCTAAGAGGTATACCAACAGACGTAGACTCAATGTCTGGTATGAGCGTTACAATATTAGATAATTTAGGTGAGACATTTTCAGCCTTTACTTCTTCAGACATAACTCATGAAGACATAGGAGTGTATTCAATAGAACTAACCGTACCTACTACAGAAATAGGTTGTGTTTTATATGAAGATATTTGGGAAGGAATTACTGTAAACGGTATAACTAGACCACCTATTGAATTAGAGTTCGAATTAAAAGACTCTAATGAATACTATAGCATTGGTAGTGACAACTCAACACCTAAGAATTACAAATTTAATGTATCAGGTATTAAAGATTCAGAAAAAATAAAACGTGGTGATATTAGGAAAGTGAGGGTTATGGCTAAAGTACCTTATACTACTAATGACCAAGAAGTGTTATCATCTATTGAATATAGACTATATACAAGAGAGGGTCAGGCCGAATACACGGTAATTGATTACACACCAGTTAATAGGGCGTTTAATTACAATTACTTCCTACTTGATACTCAGAGTTTATTACCTACTAGGTATCATTTAGATGTTAAAGTTACGTCAAATTCTGAAGTGAGGACAATGCAAAACATTATTAGTTTTGATATCACAAGTCAAGTTGACCAAAGAAAGGGTTAATTTCTGCATTTTATTTGATGCCATTGGTGAATCATTTGATTTGGTAGGTAAGAAGCAAGACGGGGTTTTTGTTAACATCTTAACTGATGGTGACGAGAATGACTCTAAGAAATACAGCGTTGAGGACGTTGAGGAGTTGTTCAGTGAAGCGGAAGATAGTAACTGGGGTGTTACCTTCATGGGTACAACAAAAGACGCTGTAGAGTCCGCTAAGTCTTGGGGAATTAAGGCTGGTAATACCATGCAATACAGTAACGATGTAATGGGAACTAGAAGCGCTAACAATACCAGACTTAAATCTAAGCAAATGTATTTTGCAACGGCAATGAATTCAACAGATATGTCAAATGTAAATACGGACAATTTGGTTGATGATGAGTAGTCATTAAAGTATGTAATTAAGATAAAAAGGGAGGGACTTGCGTTTCTCCTTTTTTTTATGTATTTTTGTGAGAGTAATAAATTTAATTATGAAGATAAAGAAAATGTCATTGGATGAATTAAACACTGAACTAAATAGGGCTAAATTCTGGGTTGAGACCAACCCTGTTGTTAAGTCTTTGGATTTGATTAATAAAATGGAAAATAAAAAACTAGAATTAATTAATAAAAACTTGCGTAACTAAAAGATTATTTTTATATTTGTAACCTAATAAATATATGAGCAAAGTAACACGTAAACAAAGAGTTTTAGATGCAATGAGAAATCATTCATCAAAGTCGATTACTTCATAGTATGCGATTAATCACTTAGGCAACACTAGGTTGGCGGCTACCATATTAGAACTGAAGAAAGACGGACATGAAATTAAAACCGTTACTGAAAAAGGAGTGAACAGATTTGGTGATAAAATTAAATTTGCTAGATATATATTAATTAAAGAAAACAAGTAAATATGAAAAAATTACTAATTACAATTATGGTGTTATTACCATTGTCAGTACTGTCATTTAATCAATCAGAAGGGACCAATACATCAAATGATGTAAGCGTCTCAGAAATTACATCCAGCGGTGGTGAAATTCTTAAAATATCCAAACCTTACATTGAAAAATTAATGAGGTCTGCTGAAAAGGGTGTTGATTTTGTAGTTGAAGAAACTCCTGTTGTCATTAAACAATATCTATATTTTGAAGCCATTATTTACTGGTTATTGATATTATTTGCAATATCACTCATGACTATTATAAGATATGGTGTTAAAACCATTTTTTATGTCAAATCAAAAGATAAACCAACATCTGATAAAAGACATGTAGATTATAGATACGTTAGTCGAGATAATTGGTTAAGGTATGATGCAGATGATAATGACTTTACCTACGAGCAAGTCTTAACGTTAATAATTGACATCTTGTTTACACTAATCGGTATTATCATCATACTGGTTAATATATCTGATGCGATTAAAGTCACTTTTTTCCCAAAATTATATTTGTTTGAACAATTCGTACACCTAATAAGATAAGTATGAAATTAATATACGCTATAGTATTAACAGCGTTATGTTTATTAATGATAGCCATTCTACCTGAAGGAGCTAGAGAACCTAGTAGATTTGCTCTAATAATGTTCACCCTACTTATTATACGATATGAAATATACGAAAATAATAAAAACAATTAACTATGGATAAGTTTGATGCTAAAATAAAGAAAAGTTTTGAAACTGATATAAGGAATAAATTGTTAATGAGAGGATTTGACAATGAAACCTTAATAAATAATAGAGGGTTAATAGGTGCCACTATAGATGAGGTGATTTTAAAAGTAGTTAAAGGGTATTAGTTTATGACAATAAAAAAGGCCTAGATTTAATCTAGGCCTTTTTACTATCATTACGTTTTTAAGATATTATCTTAATTCGTTCGGGTTAAATGTTGTTAATCCATCAACTCTAACAGCTCCGTAGAATCTGTTGTTTACCACTTTCTTAGCATAACGTGTCATTATACCTTTAACTGGTGCAAAGTTGAATGGGTTATACATTGTAGGTGTTAGTTGCATTGGCACGTATGGTGCGTAAATGTAACCAGTATCTAATAAAGACTTACCTTTGTGTCCCATAATCAATGACCATGAAGGTGCATAAGGGTCTCTATATACTTGATATCTACCTGATAATGAACCGATTTTCTCGATACCCATGTTATATTGGTCTTGCTCTGGAGATGCATCACTTACGTGGAAGTACTCTAAATCATCGAATACAGCAGAAATCTCTGAAGAAACTACGATAAAGTTAGCACCACCTCTAAGAGTAGACTTGTGGATTTGTGCTGAAATTTGGTTAACTTTAGTAATTAAAGTTTGATTCCAGTCTTTTTGAGTATAAGCATTGGCTGCCAATGAAGCTTTTCTCCATCCGTTCCAATCCCATCTTAGTTGCCATGCAGCAGCTTTTCTTAAGTCTCTTAAGATTTCCCTGTCAATTTCAGCAGCAACTTGCTCAGAAAGCATTGCAGTTAATTCAGCTTCAGCATCAATGTTGTGGAATGCACTAACATCTTGCGCTAATTCTGGAGACCATGTAGCTCTCAATTTTCTTTCTTCAACAGAAACAACAACTTCGTCTAATTTGAAAGATACTTCTCCCATTTCAGTTTCAAGTTCTAATGGAGCATATTCTGCCCATGATACTGCAAAGTCATTAGAAGTTAATCCAGTTACATCCGCATCCGATTCAACACCTACATAACCATCGTATGTTGACGTTCCGTTAGCTTCTACTGGGTGAGTTAAATCTAATTCTAAGTAGATAACACCAGCGTCATCACACACATCATTATATTCAACAATACCTTTACCGTATTTTTGAGTTACTAATCTGAAAGGAATTTCTTCCCCTTGACCAAAAATTACATTACCATCTTGGTCATCTAAATCAAGAGACGTGTTGTTAGTAACTTTTAAAGATGCCATGAAAGATTCAGTGTCCATTGGGTTACCATCTGGTCCAGTTAATCTTCCTTTGTTCTCTGAACTAAATCCAGAAACTTGAACAATGACATTCCTTAAAGAACCATCAGTTCCAGTTGGAAGTTCAGCTAAATTACTTGCAGCTTCAAACTTACCGCTTTCATTTAACGTTACTAGGTTAAGAGAACCTGTTTGAATTGTTATTTCACCTTTTGATGCATCAAATAATCCATCATTGTAATAAAGGTCATATAGGTTTTTCTCTTGGTATTTTGTTGGAGTATATCCATCAACACCTTTTACAACTGGTAAACCATCTGAACCCATTGAAGTGTGAGCAGAGAATTCAGGACCGTCTTTGTAAGGGTCACCGTAGCTACCACTAGCAGAGTCATATCTAGATGATGTTTGTGGTACAAAGAAGAATAATTTACCAATTGGCATATTCATAGCTTGTACAGATACAATATCATTAGCTAATAACTTTGAGAATACTCTTCTTACGATAGGGAACACAACAGTTTCGAATGAACCTGAACTTCCACCAGCGTCAGTAGACTCGTTTAACAAGTGAGAAGCTTCGTTTTCATATAACTGAGCGATGTTCTCTTTAACGTGACCTTTAAGACCATCTAAGAATCCTAAAGAATTCCATTTGTTGATAGTGTTTTCACGAATTGTTTTCATGTGGTTAAGACCTACATTACCAACTTTACCTGAGGTTAAAAAATTTGACATAATTTATTTATTTAATTTTAATTTACTTTATTATTTATTTGTTCTTTTCATTAAGTCAAGAACTCTTTTTTGTGCTGGGTCAACATAAGCTGTCGTCTCATTTAATTGATTTGACTGACTTGTACTTTTCTCAGAACCTAATTTATTTTCAATTGACTCTGTGATAGGAGTTTTTTCACCTAATTGAGAGCTTATTGATTTATACAATTTCTTTGACTCTCCGATTGTACTAACCTCTTCATCAAATCTACTTAAGATATTTTGTTTTTCTTCTGAAGTAGTTGAGTGCTCTAAAAATAATTTAGTAGCATAAGTTAAGTTAGTATTAAATACGGCAGTCTCAGTAATTGACTTTCTAAAATCTTTAAGAGAGTTTCTGAACATTTCGTTCTCTTCCTTAATCTTTTTAGCTTCACCTAAAAGTGTGTTATATTTTGAAATTGCTGTAGCTAATTTCTTTTCTGCAACACTTTCACCTTTAACACCTTTAACATTCTTAGCTCCCGCTCCAACTGGCTGACCAATGTCAGCTTTTGCTGGTGCTCTGTGCGCTTCACCTTTAGCTTTTGGAATATGCTCTTCAATTGATTCTTCCTCATCCATTTCTGAATTTTTAGATAGACCCATTAAAGCATTTTTAGCTCTTTGACCGACAGCTCCACCCATTTTCATAAGTTTTTTAAGACCATCGATTATTTCGCCTAATCCAGCTGCGGCTCCTTCGACATCACTTCCACCGCCATTGAAACTATCCATTTCCATAACGTGTTCTGCGTGAGCGTCACCACTACCGTTTTGTCCTTCTTCATCAAATCCACCTTCAAGATTATCACCTGAAGTTTCAGTGTCAGTAGATGCTTTTTGGTTGTCAATATCTCCTGTGTTAACAGCAGCTACATCTGAACCTTTATTTACATCACTTACTTGTGGATTATTACTGTTTCCAGCGGTAGCTCCAATTTTAGTTTCTTCATTTACGTCATCTTCTTCTTCTGATAACTCAATTTCGTAAACTACACCCTCATCTTCTTCTTCTTGCATTTTGTGGTCACCATCTTCCATTTCATAATTTTCTTCTTCCATTTTATGGTAACCTTCAGCTTCTAAACTAGAAGCTTCCATTTCGCCTTGGTCGATAAGACTATCACCCTTATCCATCTTCACATTATATTGTGAACCTGATTCTGGGTCTGTAATTACTACCTCATTTGATGATACAACTTCAATTTCATCATCTCCGCTTAATTTTTTGTAAACTGAGATAACTTCTTCGTCTGATGCACCTGTCATGTCCATTCCGTAGTCTTCGCTACCTTCTCCGTCAAGGCTTTCACCTTCTTCCTCAGAGTCCATATCCATGTCATCAAGTTCTAGTTCTTCTGAGCCACTTTCTTCAGCGGCATCATCAACTGGTAATTCATCAACGTCAACATCACTGTCAGTGTCAGCATCAACATCACTGTCAGCATCAACATCTTCGATATCTTCGATATCTTCGATATCATAATCATCCTCATTCAAGGATTCTTTTAGCGAACCTGTAATTTCTTCCTTCGCAACCGAACGAAGTATTTCTTTGGTATTCGAATTTATATTCTCTTCAATAAGATTAAATTCCGCTAAGGCTTCTTCTATAATAGACTTGTTTTTTTCGTCTTTCATTTGGTTATAATTTTTTATAATTTAAATTATTACACAGTAAATTTTGTGTGTTTACTTAATAAATATGTATTATTTCTACAAAACACATGATTTTAGTAAAAAAAATTATTATTAAGTATTTAAGCTATTAAAATCTAAATTAAAAACTTGTTTAATTTATCAATTAATAGATTGTCTTTCTTCATTTTAGATTCCATAAATGGCTGTGCGTCAGACTTATTGTTGAACATATAAGAACCTGGCGTACTAGGACTAGTTACTATATCCCAACATATGATTTCGAAATCATCTTGTACAATTAATTTACCATTTATATTATCTAACGAACCAACACCCCTAGAAGATACACCTACACGGATTCCCTTTCTTAACATGTTAGCTATTTGGTCACCCTCACAAGATATTATACCTTGGTTAATAAAACCAGGTGACATGATGATTTCGACTTCACCAACTAAGGTTGTACCTTCCCACCATATTTTTTTAATTTCATGTGATACATTTCTATTTGAAATAACAGATGACTCTGGGTGGTCACTATTGTGTGTCCAAGAAATTTTACCATTATGTCTCATTAACCAAGTTCCATTATCAACAGTAACACAATAAACATTATCATTAAATGGTATTTTTTCTGCTTTAGTAAAACGTGTATCTAGTGAAATCCCCTTAGAACGTCTTTCAGAAATGATATGCAATGGTTTAGAATTAGACGCTTCTATTAATCGCTTAGTTTTAACTTTACGTTTAACTAATTCTAACATCCCATCAGTTTCAACCTCTTCATTAATTATTTTAGTATCTGTAATATACCTATCTTCTGGTATGCGGGTATTAAAAGTTGCGCCATTAGAAATCTTAAGCATAATTTCAAAAACGTCTTCTGATAATTTATCTGAAATAGTATAATATTCTTTCATTAATTTACCATTTTTATCACTTCTATTTCTACCATCCCCTAAAAGCATCCAATCTAATAAAATATTCAATAAATTAACATTCCAATTTTTTGCGTAATTAGGTATATATTTTTCTTCGGAATTTCCTAAATCAAATAGAAAATTATATAATGGTTTATCATAAATTATGAATTGTCTATCATCACTAATCGAATATTCAAATGGTAACTCATTTAATAAGTTTATTATTTTTTCTGAAGATTCTTTTTTAACCTGAGTAATAGTAACCGAATTTTTATTTTTACCCCCTCTAGTTCCAGAGCAATGACCATCAGCGATAAATATACCTAGAAATCTAGCCCATAATTCAGAATCTATTTCATAATTCGAATTCGGGATATTTATTTTTTTAGAATCCTCACCAACCCACTCACCTGAATTTTTAATATATGAATGTGAGACTTTAGAATCACCATTATTAATTTTATCATATAATTCTTCAGCTGTTAAAATATATGGCTTGTCATTCCTATCCCATAAAACAATTTTATGTTTTTTGGTTACTAACATATCTAATGATGAAGAGTTGTATATATGAATCATATCATCATTATATTTTTTATCTGTGGTTCTAGAAACTGATTGTACTTCTAATTCATTAGTGTTAGTATTTAAAGTGAATATCTCATCACCAATAACCATATCCTGAATTTCCCTCCAACCGTCTTTAGTAAATATTTCAGTACCTCTTGGTACGCATTCACCAATAGATAATCTTTGGTCAATTAACTCTTGATATCTGTTCGCTTCTCTCCTTAAAATGTCTTCTGGATATATCCTACCATTTCTGTTTTCAATACCATATTTTTGTAGAATTACAAATAGAACTAACGGTTCAGCCATAACAAGGCCATTACCAGCTTTATTAACTTCTGAAATAAAAGATTTATTTCTAATGTCACTAGGTTCAATAAAACCAGCGTCACCTTCAATCAATAAACCGCTACCAGTTTTTCCACCTCTTAATATTTTATAATCATTGGTCATCTTTAAATGCTTTGTCTATAAATATGTTAATAAAATAAAAAAAGCCTAATCTTAAACGATTAGGCTTTCATTTGCTACTTTTAGTGCTTCTTCCTTATGTTTATAAAACTCGAAATGTCGATGTCTATTAAATATCTCTTTACATGCGGTTTCACTTAACTTATTCATTTCATCCAACAACGTATTATTATTCAGTTTATAATTACCTCTTTGATATAGAGTCACTTCGCAACTCATGAAACTAGGTTTATCACCTGATATCCCAGACTCTCTCATATCCATATCCACGATAACTATATCGTTATGGAATATATCTGTGTTTATATCTCTATATAAATAACTTTTAATTTTTTTAGTTAGGTCAGTAATAATCCTCTTATAATTATTACTTTCATCATAACTAATCGTGTTGGACCACGAACTAAATTTGATATATATGCTCTTTGGGTCGTTTTTGTCTACGGAACCAAAATGTGTATTTAAGTTATTATCGATTTGTATTTCTTTCTCTGTACCTCTGCTTTTTTTCATACTTCAAGTATAATGGAAAAAAATGGATTAGTCAATATTTGGTAAAACTTTATTTTAATATCTCTAAATTATTAAGCGATTTTAATGCTTTGTCTATATGGATAGGTGAAAGTAATCATCTAAATTTGACTTCTTAGAGTGTAAAGAATAAACTAAAGCTTTTTTTGGGCCAGAAACCAAGTAATGCATCTCGTTAGGTCCAAACTTATAAACATCACCTTTTTTATATTCACAACCAATGGTTTCATTAATTATAGTACCTTCTAATATTAACCCATATTCATATCTTTCGTCATGCTTATGTGGTATCACATAAGAGTATGGGTCATAGCTAGTAATAAAAACTTTGCATTCACTCATATTCGTTTTAAGAATCATGACTTCAACCCCTTTAGAAATCTCTTTAGGTAATTTTTGCCATGTGTCTGTAACTAAAACAATCTCTATTGGAGTAACGTCAGGGAAGGACATAATTAAACCATCAAACTTATCTTTGATTTTCTTTAGACCATCAACGGCCTTATTGTAATTTTCATTTTTCTTTCCAAAAATGTTATCCATAAAACTGTTCATAAACCTCTTTTAGTAACTATCATCTTTATTTCCCTTAATAAAACTAAAATTTCTTCGTTAACTTTAGTGTTTTTCTCACCTAACTTTTCGTTCTTAACGTCTAACTCATCACTCTTTTCTTCCCATAGGGTTGTAAGTTTGATGACGTCTTTAGCTAACTCGTCTTTATCATTTTCAGCTTTCTTTAATCTATTAGCCAACCAGTATATAGCAGCACCCATAACAACCACCACTGGCGCTTGCTGCACTAACCAATTAATTATGTTTACATCTGCTTGAAATAGTATATGAGTCATTTTAATTTAATGTTTCTTTTAAATAACTAAGCTCAGTCATTTCACTAATAAAAGTCTCTGGATTATAGTCGTACCTTAGTACTTTATCTTTAACTCTTAAAAAAGTATCTTTTTCTTCAATTGAACATTCCTCTTTCAATTTAGTATTTACAACATCTAAACATTCTCTTATTGTTGTTTTGTAAAGGTCTTTCTTTTGAGATTCATCACCGTTAATAATGGTTCTAATAACTTTCTTTTCACTTTCTGAAACAGTAGAGTATTTTTTATTGAACTTCTCAATCATTATTGGAGCCAAGAATTTATTAGTGTAAGGTTCAACCTTAGTGTTCTCAGTCATAATCTTTTTACCTGTGAAATTATTCAGGTACATTCTAGATTCAACAATAGATGATAAATTCTTAGCAGACCTAGGTGTTACGGTTAACCTATAGATGTGCTCATGTAACTCTTTATTGTCATAATCCTCAATTAACATATAACCGTTCTTATTTAAAAACTTAGTTAGTTTATTGTTACATTCATTAACCTTATTAACATCTAATTTACTCAATAGAGATAAACATTCATCAACAAATAGTTTAGAATTTTCCAAGTCTTCATTTACTTTATTCTCTAAACTATCATAAACTTCAAATTGTACTCTTAGTGTTGAATTCTCTTTAAGGGTTTTAGCGTAGGCTTTAAAAACTTTTCTGTTTTTATTATTACCTTCGACGATTCCATCTATTAAAATATCCTTAAAAGTTTCATGTATTTGACCAAAATTTTGCATTGTTCTTTTTTATTATAAATATGGTCAATATGCAATAAAAAACAACTTTACTCATTAATATCTTCAGTCTCGCCCAATTTATCATCAATTTCATTTATCATAGAATCCATTGTTTTGTTAAATTTAACTGATTTATCATAAAATTTAGTTACCTCATTTTTCTTTTTCTTTTCAGCCTTTTTACTCTCATCTAACATGTTAATGAATTTATTAACTGAACTATTTTTAGGGTTACGTTTTAAATTTTCGTTAATTATCTTACCTTTCTTTTTCTTAGACTCATCAGTGGTGTCTTCAGTATCTACATCGGCATTATCCGCACCAGCGTCATCTAAAGGTTCGGTATCACCAAAACCACCGTCTTCAACGTCAGTATCATCTAAGTCTAAACCATTATCGTCAAAGCCACCACCAAAGCCACCGCCGACACTACCAGTGTTACCACCACCACCATCGGGTCCGTCACCTTCCTCATCAACAACACCACCTAGTCTGGCCATTTCCATATCACCATAAACTCTATCAACGTTATCAAACACACCTGTATTCTTAATAACATTACCTGTGTTTTCTAACTCTTGAGCCGCAGCCTTTTCAATTCTTTGTTCAAGTAAATCCTGTTTTATTTCTTCATCACTCCAACCTAATATCTCTCTTTTAGCCCTAGTCATAGACATTGCACCAAAACCATTTCCAGAATCAGCAACTGCATCTTTATATAGATTAACCTTGGCCGCTGTATGTTCAACTTTAAGCATTTCAGCTTGTGTAGATGGGTTATTTAATGTAAGTGTAAAATTATCTAAATCATCAGTAAAACCTAATAAATGTAAGTGAATTATAGCAATTTTATTCAGCTCGTGTAAAAGGGCTTGTTGTATTCTATTGATTGTTCTAGAAAATCTAATATCTAGCAATGCTAAATTCTTACCCTCACCTTGAGCTTCTTCAAAACCTAAGAAGGTTTTAGGTACCCTTAACGCCGTAAATAACTTTCTTTGTAGGTATTCAATATCAGCAATCTGGTCTAAGTTCTGAGCACCAGGTAAGGTATCAATAGGGGTTTGAGCATTTTCATCCCTAACTGGTATAAAAATATCTTGGTCAATACCTAATTGATTATACCTGACATCCATTTGACCTGTTTGAGGGTCAATAAGTGGGGTACGCTTAAATCTATTAGCAATATCATCAACATAACCACTAACGTCTTCATTATCTATGTTACCAACATAAACTTTATAGACACGTCTTTCTGGTGCCCTAGTTACCCTATAAACTAACATAGCATCCTCAGCCAGTATCAATTGTTTCCATATACGCCTAGCTTTCTCTAAAAATGAAGTACCATAAGGTAATTTCCTATCATCACCTAATAGTCTAAAGTGACCTATTTGCCATGATTGAAATGTCATCTCATTTCTCTTCCAATAAAATTGTGTTTTATTTCTAGCCTCATCTTGATTTACATCAGATAGTTGCGATGGGGATATAACACCTCTAATGTCATTCTCTCTTCTTTCGATTTCAAAGTTAGGTAGCTGTCTAACACCAACAACACCAGCTTTACTATTAATGTTTAGGTGTACAAAGTTGTCGCCATACTTACATAAATTCCTAGACCACATAGGTAGTGAAGTGTGTATGTCTAATCTATTAATGAATAAATCCTGCAATATTCTTTTAACCCTCTTACTACCAGAGTATATGTTTATTACATCACCCTTATCATTAGGGGTTGTAGACTCTTCCATGAATATATCCAATGTGGCAGAAATCTCTGGATAGAATTCCATCGTTTCAAAATCCGAATATGACCCAACTCTAGTTGTTTCATAGTGTATTGCTTGTTGATAAAGCTCACCATCTACTTTAGACCACTGACCTTGTAAGTACTTATCTTGTTGAGCTTGCAACTTAGTAGTCTCGTATTCCTCTTTTGATTTAGTTTTTAGTAATTCAGTACCATTACCCAATGAATATCTATTGGTTTTTTTAACCTCTGGATTTATCCCCTCTTTACCGAAGACATTGCTTAATTTTTGAAATACTGTTGGTTTTTCTGCCATTTTAATTTATTTTATTAATGATACTATATATTGTAAATATGTCAAGTTATTGACTTGTTTATCTTGAACCACTAAATAACCACATATACTTACCCTTAGGGTCTTGCATATTCTTAGCTACAGTGTGACTAAAGTTAGGTTGTTTCGTGGTTAATTTCTTCTTTCTATCTTTTTTTGATGTAAAACCATTACGTCTATATTCCTCATTACTAACTTCACCCTTATTAACCATCCAACCAGATAACATAGCCTTACTTTTCTCTTTAGATTCGTTTAATTTTTTAAATGAGTATTCAGCAACCCATAAAGCATAAGCTAGAGCCATAAGTAAATCATCATGATACCCATCCATGTGGTCGGCCCTACCGTTTTTAAATACAAACGTTCTCATCTCTGAGGTTAGTCTTCTAGACCTAACTTTTACGCCATTCATCCTGACCATCATTTCTAGATGACTTACAATAGGCGCTCTGAGACCAGCGCCTACATTAAAACCTGGGAATTTACCTTCATCAGAATAATTCTTTGGGGTTCTACTCTTCTTTTCTAGAGGTTTGCTTGAACTGTCGGCGTAGTATAAATTAGGTGTACCCAAATCTAATAAACGGTTAATAGTACCAACACCCCAACCACCAGTAATATCTACAACCACCAATGCATCATATATTCTACCATATTCATTAACCAAATTACCTAATAAGTCTGGTCTCAATTTACCTTTATATTCCATAACTTGAGTCATGGTATTAAAATCTATAATGACTATAGTTGAAGAATCTTCTCCATCACCTCTAGCAACATCAGCAGATAAAATATATTGACGTCCCTCTTTAGGTTCCTCCCATATCCAAATTTCTTTTTCATCACCAGAAATAAATTCAGGTTCAATAACATTCTCCTTTTCTTGCATTGTGATGTATTTATCGTCAATAACAGCACCACCAGAACCAATAAAAGATACATCAAGCTCTTGAGCAATCATCTTTTTATCGTTGTTCATACCACGACACATTTCACGATACCAACTAGATTCAGGTTTATAACCTTTCTGTAACATTTTGTCGTAGTGTTCGTGGATAGCTCTAACACTTTCCTCAGAATCACCCTCTTTCGTAAACTTAACCTCTTCTATAATATCATCATCATCATCTTCATTAATCCAACGCAGGTCTTTGTTATATCTAGGGTCTTGATACCACTTCATTTCAATAACATGAAAATCGTTATCACCACTCATAGCCTGTTCATAGGTTTTGTAGTATAACGAATCCATACCGTTAGGTGTAGAAACCAAAGAAGCTCTACCACCAGTACCTAAAGCCGTCAAAGCTGTACCAAAAACAATAGCACCGTTTTCGATAAACGCCGCCTCATCCATAATTAACCAAGTAGGTGTAAAACCCCTTAATGCGTTTTTAGATGTAGCAACAGCCCTAATTCTACTACCATTAGGTAATTTAAGTTCTTTTTTAGACTCAGTTGAATAAATCTTTTTATTTTCTTTTTCTTCAGTACCATAATACTCAGACCCCCATGCCCATCTAGGGAATTGATTAACAAAATCTTTAATCTTATCAAGGAATTCAAAGGCCATATCTTGCTTATTTGCAAGAATTAGAATAGCCTCTGGGTTATTAGGGTCAGCGAATATAGCTTTTACTGCGGCATAAGCAGCTGTTGTTGTAGATACACCAGCCTGTCTAGGTTTAGTAACCATAGTGAACCTGTGATTTTTATAGGCTTTTATAATATCTCTTTGTTTAGGGAATAGTTTGAACGGAACAAACCCTTCTTTTGTTTTATCAAAGGTTTTTAAATATTCGGTAATTGCATAACATGGGTCGACTAAACACTTAGTATACTCATTTAAAATTTCATTTCCAGTTAACATCTATCTTTCTATATAAATATGCTAAACTTATCTAAAATAAAAAGAGCGCTTATTAGCGCCCTTTATTCTTAATTTTATAGAATTTTAGTTATTAAACCAAGTTCCACTATCTAAATTATCTAAATCCTCTGGACCTAAAAATTCATCATCACTTATTCTATCTACCACATTGTCGAACTCGTCATCTATTAATTCGTCTTTAACATCATTCAACATATCATTGACAATAGCCTTACCCTTTCTTGAACCCATAAGGATTTCTCTGAAACAATCATTAAACTTCTCAGGTGGTAATGAGACCAAATCAACAAACACGTGATGCTTTAATTTATAGTCGTCACTAGGTAACGCATCCAAGAATTTTTCCCATAAAGGTGGACCTAATCTCATATCCCAAGTCTCAGCAGACATAAAGTCGGCTTTATCGATAACAAACTGGGCTATCTTAGGGTCTTTAGGTAGGCTGTGATAAGCTAACACTTCCATTAGACCCTTGACCATCTCATGTATCAATACAGGTAAGCAAATGGCTTGAGCTTTTATCTTTGGTACATCATTTTCAGTCTTAGGGAATTCAACATTAACTAAACCACCTATCATTCTAGGTTTAGTATCATCTTGAACCATATACATGTAATCTGCACTAGACATTAATTTAGAATATAAACTAGGTAGTACAGGTTCCATATCTTGTAGGTCCTCGTCAATAAGATTAAACATATGATTAACCTTCTTGGCTGAACCTTGTATTAAAGCATTAACCATTCTACGTTTGTAAACTTCTTTATTAGCTTGGACTAACTCATCATGGCTATCAAATTCAATGTCAGTTGATGGGTTCATCTTAATCTTAGTTTTATCGAGATTTAAAGTGAAATCTGTTGTTAAATCAGCTTCAATAACTAAATCACCTTCATCAACGTCAAAGTCTTCCATAATCATCTCCTTAGCTTTTTGAATTAACTCATCTTTGTGAGACTCTTCTAAATCGATTATTTTCAACATCAAATCTCTTTGACCTTTAGTAACCTCATTGACATTAATTTCATCTACGCCATGGTGTCTTTTAAACCTTTTTAAAACATCAGAAAATCTCTTAGACATCATCTTTTCTTCAAAATGCATTTCATCATCTTCTGGAAAAGCTGGGTGATTACCCAAAGAATGTTTACGCTCCCTAAGTTGCTTAGCTAGAGTAGGGTCCATTCTTTCATTATGATTATCATCATATTTTATACGACTCTCATTTAACTTACTTTCACCGTCAGCTTTTTTTAAAGACCTGATAGCTAAAAGTTTTATCCTTTTATTATCCATTATTTTTTGTTTTTAAAGTAGTTTATTAATTCACTCTTTTTTATTCTAGGGTTAACAGATTCAGAAATATTTTCATTTATATTAACCTTAGGTGATGTGCTTTGACCTAAACTTTCTAAGAACTTATTAAAAGCTTCATTTTTAACGCCGTACTCAATGGCCCTATCATCAGCATCTGAATATAATGAATCCACTTCATTATCTTCGTTTTCTTCACCCTTACTTTCGTTTTGAGTTACCTTAACAGTGTCACCGTCTTCAACAGCTCTTTCTAATTCTGGGCTAATATCTTCTAAGCTATCTTTAGTAACTGAGTATGTAACACCCTCTTCTTCAATTTTTTTTCTTAATTTATTCATCGTCGTCTGTATTTTCTAATTCCATTTCGACATCTTTCTCGTAAAGCTTGTCTACTACGTCTTTTATTGGCATCCCAAATGGGAATATTACTCTATCTTCTGGGTACTCGTCTAGGCCGTCAATATTTTGCCAACCTAAAGGTATTATACCATCCATAGAGTCGTACATTGAGAATAGTTCGTTGTCTTGTGCTACATGTAACTCAAAATCAACGGCTATTTTACCTACTTTCAATATCATATCATCAAATGGTGGTTTTGGATTACCGTTTGCTGGGTAAGAATCCCATTCCTCACCGTCCACTGATTCTATATCGTCACTAAATATAAATTCATAGAAAAACATGTCCCTATAACTGGCACCTATTTTATGTATGTATATTAGATATAACTCTTCCATTAAAATTCTTTAATCTCTGGTTTATTACCGTTAGTAAAACTAGGGTTACTGTGGTTATCTGGTTCACCATATTTAGAAACGTTAATCATATATTGTTTACCGTTATCTAAAATATCTGTTGTGTACAAGTAAACATAAGGTTCATCTTCTTCTGATGGTTTACTAACAACTTGACCGCTATTCGTAAAGTTAACGCCGTTAAATCTTTTACCTTTAATATCAAAGGTTAAAGTAACACTATTACCATCACTACTAAAATTACTAGAATCTATGAATTTAACACTAGTTGCATCAGCCTTTGGTTGAGGGTCTGGTAACTGTTCAGGGATTATTCTCCAAGGTTTAGACCTTCTGTTAGGCTTAGTCTTAGGTTCGGTTTTAGGCTTAGTTTGAGGTTCAGGTTGAGTTGTCATCATCTCAAACTCATCTATAAAATTTTCTTTTAACATATTTTTAATTTTATCTTTAAAAACATCGGTTCCTTCCTTAGACTCATTAGTTGAGTACTTATTTTCTTCCATACCACCGTTACCAACACCTAAAGTAGAATCGGCAAAAACAGTTTTCTTGTTATCACCTTCTTCCATATCTATATCGTCTAAATCTAACCCACCTTCACTATCGACATCATCATCTTCTACTTCAGGTTCATTATCATCATCAGACTCATCATCAATTGTATCAGTAGACGATGATTTTACTTTTTGAATGATATCAGATTGGTCCTCACTATCCATTTCACCTGAATTAGTAGCCGATAAAACAGAGTTTATTGCAAACTTCTCTAAATCATAATCAGGTTCAGCTAGGTCATCCGTATAACTTCTAAGGCTTTGACCTAATTTACCAGATAACTGTTGTATGTATTTTTCAGGGTTTTCATCTTCGTCAGCTTCAACACCCGCATCAAAAGGTTCTTCATCAAAAGGTTTATCAGAAGGTTCTTCTGCGCTAGGTTCTAGCATCTCTTCAGAAGAGCTATCGTCAGGAATAGAAGAACCCATCTCATTAGCTTCTGGCTCAGGAGATGGGTCATCAAGTTTTAACTTATATTTAGTTTCAGCTATGCTTTTTTTTTTGAATTACCTTCACCTTTAATAATGTTATTAATAGCTGTAGTAATCTTAAGGCCATTTGTAGACTCACCTATCATTTCAAGAATGATAGCGTCAATAGCTTTTTCACTTTCACTTAATTCAACATTTTCCTCTGCGTCAGAATCAGAGTATTTTTTTTCTTTATCAGAATCCCACTTTTTATCAAGCGTATCAAATAAATCTTTTTTCTCTTTATCAGAAAGCTTACCAAAGTCTTCTGGTTCGTGACCCATTTTCTTTAGCTCAGCGTTGAATAGTTTTTTATACTCATCATCTTTTTCAGCTTTTTCATTGATGCTGTCACCATATTCTTTAACGGTGTCATTATCAGAAGCAATTTCTTCATCATGACCTTCATTACCACCCATAGTCTTAACAGTACCAAGTGGCGTGTCAGGTTGACTAGGTTTAGGGCTTTCCGAATAACAATCAGAGTTTTCGTTTAGTAAGCTGTCATTTTTTAATACGTTGATAGAATCTTTTTTACCTAAAGCTTCGTTAAGACTGATAAACTTAAGGTTTAATTGTTTAGTCGCTTGAGAGTAACTATCATAAGCCTTATCAGTTTTATTCTTTAGACCACCGATGTAATTAAAATCCTCGGCGATTAAGTTTTCAGATTTATCAGTTACTTTAATAAAATATTTATGGTTCTCTCTAACAATACCATAAATTTTACCATCAGGACCTTTCTTAGTTAATTCAACGACAGAAGTTTTAGTGTCTTCATTAATAGGTGCCATTCCCATTAACCCTCTCATTCTTTTTATTTGGTCATTACCTTTTAAACTAGTTGGTCTAATATTATTTTTCATTATTTGTTTTGTTTTTTATCCGTTTATTACTTTAGGTGGTATCATTTTCTTATAACCTATTACAAAAGTATTAGCCGTTGAACTTATTGTTTTGACTAATATATCTAAAGTTACACCTGCAATCAATCCGACTTCTGTGCCATTAATAGTAGGCGTAGCAGCGCTAGATGCGTACACTTTAATATAAACATACTCATCAAAATTAGCATCAGCCGCAGGGTGAATTACTTGCTCAAGATTTCTCATTATTATACCTTTTACTATATAAATATATGAAAATATATTAAAATCAATATTTTGAGCAAGTAATGTAACCTTAGACCCTTATAATTGTATTAATTGGATAAAGGAGCTTTAATTGCAGAATGACTTTCGTAACCATTTAGAGTAAAATCTCCAAACCCTAAATTGTCAATATCAAATGAGTCGTTTATTGTGACACTAGGTAAATCGAAAGGGATTCTTGTTACCAACTCATTTGCTTGAGTAATGTGGTTACTATATAAATGGACATCACCTAAGCTACCAATCAACTCTTCAGGTACCATATTAACTTCCTTACTTAATAGAAGTAATAATAATGCATAAGAAGCAATATTAAAGGGTAAGCCCAAAAATGTATCAACTGAACGTTGATTCCATTTTAATGAAATTGCTCTAGTAGGAACGTTATTCTCGTCACAAAACCTAATCAAGTCCTCAACTGGCGCAAGATTAATGTCTGCTACATTATTACCAAGGTACCCTATCCTCTCTTTATCACTTAATTCTCTAGTATACGCTTGAAAACCATAATGACATGGCGGTAATGTCATATCACCAATATCACTTACATTCCAAGCGTTAACCATAAGCCTCCTAGAGTCTGGGTTTGTTTTAAGATTATGTATTAAATCTTTTATTTGGTCAATGTTTTCATCACCCCACTTTCTCCACTGGCCACCATATATGGGTCCTAGCTCTCCATATTTCTTAGCGAAATCATTGTCCGTTTTTATTTTATTAAGAAACTCTTTCTGAGTTAATAAAAAGGACGGTGCTTTACCGTCACCTTTTAAAAAACAGTCAATTTCCCTTAGTTCAGATTTTTCAGTATAGGTGTCTTTAATGCCTCTAACCCATCCTTTGTAGGCATCGCCGTTCCAAATATTACAACCGTTATCAACTAAATACCTTATGTTAGTATCACCCTTTAGGAACCATATTAACTCTGTTACTAAAATCCTAAATGGCATTTTCTTGGTTGTCAACAGAGGGAAACCGTCAGCCATATTATGCCTTATCTCTCGACCAAAAACAGACTTAGTTCCAGTTCCAGTTCTATCACCTTTTTCTCTACCGTTAACGAAAATGTCATTAATTAAGTCTATGTATTCGTAATCTATTCTATTGTTCATATTTCTATTTTAATGTAACTGGTATGTTATACTTCTCAACATAATGGTCTATCTCAGCAAAAGTATTGAAATAAAATTCACTAACAACCCCATCATATGGGTCGTGCTGAGTTAAATAATGTAAAGATTCTTCTTCTAAATATTGATATAACCATTCCGTATCTATCATGAATTTATTTTTTCTTTATACTTTTCAATAAATTTAACAACCTTATCAAGTTTAGCGTCTGAGAATTCTTCATCATTATCATCCCAATCTTGAATCATACCTTTCATTGCAGATATCACAACACCTTGATATTCTTTCTTTTCTTCGTTATCAACCTTGTTAATTTCTTCAATCATCAATGATACATCAACCTTACCAAGATTTTCAAATTTATAATTAGGTTTTATTTTTGAATTCAGAACCTTACCTTGACTGTCAGCCAATTCAAAACGCATATAATCAGTAGGTGATACATCTATGTATTTATACTGACCACCGTTTTTAAATGTAATGGTTAAATCCTTGTTAGTCTGGTCGTATTCAGAGACCAGCAAATTAGATGACTTGTAATGACTTCTTACAATATCACCATCCACTTTCTTTTTTATTAACATATTATTTCTATTTTAAATCAAATATACTATAAAATGAAAGAGAAAACAACTTGTTTTTTGGAATAATTTATGTATCTTTGCCTTGAACAAATAACATATATAGATGAAATTCAATAAAACGTTAAGTGAAATTATGAGAGGTGCTATGAGTAGTGCTAAAGATTATGAAGACAATAAAATAAGACCAGAGCACATAACCTTATCGATTATTTTACATGCCGACAATGCTGTTTATCAAATATTGATGAATGCGAATTTCAATATTGAAAGTTTATTTGACCAAGTTGATTCACTCTTAACTAATAGTGTTATAAATACAAATAAAGCTTATAGTTCTTCACCAGAGATATTACCTAGTGAGTCTACTAAGTTTTTAATCAATCAAATGAAGAAAGAGTGTGATAATATGAATGAGAATCTTATCTCAGAAAAGCATTTGATGTTAGCGCTACTTAAAACGAAGTGTGATGCACAAAAATCGTTCAATAAACTTAAAATGAATTATAAAACTTTTAAACAATTACTAATGGAACCCGAAAACAACATAAATGAACCAACCGATAGTGAGTTTGAGAACATTCCACTTAATAACCCTAAAAAAAGAAAATCCAAAAACTCTTCTAAAACTGAAGTACTAGATAATTTTTGTAGAGATATCTCTAGAGCAGCATCCGAAAACAGAATCGACCCAGTTGTGGGCAGAGGTGATGAGATTAGAAGAGTCACAGCAATATTATCTAGAAGAAAGAAAAATAACCCAGTGCTGATTGGTGAAGCTGGTGTGGGTAAGGCACAACCTCTAACAGCTAAAATACTTACACCTAATGGTTGGACTACTATGGGTGAAATAGAAGTTGGTGATGATGTTTTAACACCTAATGGTGACGTAACTAAGGTAATTGGTACCTATCCACAAGGTGAGAAAGATATTTATCAAATAACATTTAAAGATGGTAGGAGTACTGAAGCATGTGGTGAACATTTATGGCAAGTATATGGAATTCCAAAAGGCGAAAATAGAAACCACACATGGTCAACTATCAATACCCTTGATATAAAGGATAAAATCGAAAACACTAATTATGAACTGAAAATTCCTTTAGTATCAAATCAACTCTTTTCTAAAATTGAAAATAATAAGAATTATATAATTGACCCATATTTAATGGGGTTATTATTGGGTGATGGTCATTTTGGTAAAAGTGAATTATCATTTACAAGTGCTGATATTGAAATCCCTGAGTTAGTAAGTGAAATAATTGGTGAGGATTATCAATTAAACTTAAATAAAGTTAAAAATAAAACAAATTCTTATAGATTAGGTTTAAGTGATTCTAAATATTTAGAGGCTAGAACTAGACATTATAAGAATGATAGGGTACATCCATTATTAAAAGAAACAAATTCATTAAATTTGACTGAAACAAAATCTGAAACCAAATTTATACCAGAAAAATATAAAAATGGTTCTTTTAATCAAAAAATTAGTTTATTACAAGGGTTGTTAGATTCAGATGGTACGGTAACAGAAACAGGTACAATTCAATATTCTAGTGTTAGTCAACAATTAATAAAAGATATTCAAGAATTAATTTGGTCTATAGGTGGTGTAGCAAAAATTAAAGAAAAACAAACTTTTTTCACTTATAAAGATGAACGTAAAAAAGGGCAATTATCTTACGTTTTAACAATTAGGTATAAAACCCCTAGAAATTTATTTAGGTTACAAAGAAAAATAGAGCGACTTCCATTAAATTATCAATATTCAGACACTCTTAAAAATAATATTACCGATATTAATTTTATTGGTGTTAAAGAGGCTAAGTGTATTAAAATTGAAGATGAGAACCACTTATATGTCACGGATAATTATGTTGTGACTCATAACACATCAATAGTAGAAGGTTTGGCCTTATTAATAAACAGTGGTGACGCACCTAAACCATTATTAGGTAAGCGCATATTCTCATTAGATTTAGCTTCTATTGTTGCAGGTACTAAGTACCGTGGTCAATTTGAAGAGAGAATGAAAGCTATTTTAGAAGAACTTAAAGACAACACCGATGTTGTTTTGTTTATTGATGAGTTACACACCATAGTAGGTGCTGGTGGCGCATCAGGAGCGCTAGACGCATCTAATATTTTTAAACCAGCTTTAGCTAGAGGTGAAATTCAAATCATAGGTGCTACAACATTGGATGAATATCGTGAAAATATTGAAACTGACGGTGCTTTAACAAGAAGGTTTCAAGAAGTTCTAGTTAGAGAACCATCTTTAGACGAGACTAAAGATATTCTAACCAACATAAAAGATAATTACGAAAATTATCATAAAGTTAAGTACAGTGATAAGGTCATTGACCTAATTATCAAATTAGCTGACAGGTATGTGTCTGATAGAGCTATGCCAGACAAGGCCATTGATATAATGGATGAAACTGGTGCGTTTACCAACATAGACGTTAAGCTACCTAAAAAAATAAAAACTATAAGGGATAAGATAGTTGATATTCAAGAAGAGATGAAAGCTGTCATCAAACAGCAAGACTTTGAAGATGCCGCTAAGCTTAAAAACGATAGATTAAAGTTAGAGACAGAGCTTGAAAACATGATGTTTGAGTGGGAAAATAATAATGAAGTTAACTTTACGGAGATAACTAGTGAAATGGTAGAAACTGTAATATCAACTATGACAGGTATCCCATTAACCAAATTGACGTCAGTAGAGGCCAACACTCTTAAGAACCTTGAGAAAGACTTGAAAGATATCGTTATCGGTCAAGATAAGGCAGTTAGTAAGATATCTAAATGTATTAGAAGAAGTAGATTAGGTATTAGAAACGCATATAAACCAATGGGTTCTTTTATCTTCTTAGGTCCAACAGGTGTAGGTAAAACACATCTATCTAAAGTAATTGCTGAACAGGTATTCGGTGATAAAGAATCCTTAATAAAGGTAGATATGTCAGAGTACATGGAAAAATTCTCCATGACTAAATTAATTGGAGCACCCCCAGGTTATGTTGGATACGGAGAAGGGGGTAAACTTACTGAAGCAGTTAGACGTAGACCTTATTCTGTAATCTTATTTGATGAAATTGAGAAAGCCCATGAAGACATCTTCAACTTAATGTTACAGCTTCTAGATGAAGGTTATTTAACTGACAGTAATGATAGGAAGGTAGACTTTAAGAATACAATCATTATTATGACTTCTAACATTGGTGTTAGAGAGTTAAGTAATTTTGGTAAGGGCATTGGTTTTGAGACCAAGAACTCTATTATAAACGAGGAAGAACGTGCTAAATCAATAATTCAAAAGGCTTTAAAAGATAAATTTAAACCTGAATTTTTAAATAGGATAGATGAAACAATCATCTTTAATTCACTTAAACAAACAGATATCAATGAAATAATTAAAAACGAAATTGATATTGTTAAAAGTAGGGTAAGCGAGTTAAATTATTACTTGCAAGTGAATAAGAGTGCTATGGATTACATTGCTAAAGAGGGGTATCATAAAGAATATGGTGCTAGACCACTTAAGAAAGCAATTCAGAAGTACGTTGAGGACCCTATAACTGATGAGGTTATGGATGGTAACCTAAAAGAAGGTGGTAATATCAAACTATCTTACACCGCCAAGAGTGGCATTAAGACAAAGGTTAGTAATCCTAAATAAATACTTTAAAACAAAAACCCGCTTTTAGCGGGTTTTTTAGTATTTATTAATGTGATAAAGAATTAAAAGTATATATTATGAAAAACGAAAGTAAATCTAAGGACATAAATAACCTACCAACCGATAAACCAGTTAAAGATAAAGAATCTAAAAACAATATAATCGGTGGCGGCCCTAACAAAAAGCCTATTCAAGATAAAGGTGAGGATGACCCTAAGGATAAAAATAAAGTCATAGGTGGTTTGGCCGATAATTTACCAGTTCAAGATATTGCTAAGAAACACCAAGTACCAGTAAACGTAATCAACGATGAAATTAAAGCTGGCGTTAAGGTAGAAATGGAACACACTTCAGATAAAAACGTTGCATACGAGATAGCAAAAGACCACATATTTGAAGACCCTAAGTACTATACCAAACTTAAAAAGATGGAAGAAGCTACAAATGAATCCACAAAGAAAGTCATTAAAAAGTTTCTTAGAGAAGATGTTGACCTAAAGGTGGTTGACGAAAATCCAGAATCTATAAACGTTTTAGTTAATTATAACGGTAGGAAAGCTGGTTTAATAGTAGTATCTCCGTCGCCTACTAAAAAGGATGTCATAGAAATCACAGGTATTAAATTTAAAAAGGAGTACGAGGAATTACACATAATATCTCAAGCGGTAAATGAACTATGGCCTTTATTTAAGGATGCTAACTCTATCCTTGTAGCCCCTAAGTCAGCAAGCATTGAATTCTGGAACAAACTAGGGTTCAGTAGAATATCACCAAACTACCTAATTTCAAACAGAGGTCACTAAAAACTTGTTTAATTAATTTATTTTCGATATATTTGTTTAAAATAATATATGGAAAGTTTAGCTGAGAAGATATACGTGGCCTTGATTAATAACCCAAATATAACTGACACAACAAGGATGCTAAAAAACCCTGATTCAAGAAAAGGGTTAGTAAACCTATCAAATACTTTAGCTAAAAGTTTCATAAATAACAAATAATATGGAGAATAAGAATGAAATTAAAAAAGATTTATATAAACGGAGCGTAAAACCCACCCATCGCTTTTACGTGGGTGGGATGTAAGCGACAAAGGTAATGATTAACCAATACTATCTGGTTCAGGAACTGACTCGGATATAAAACAAAAACGGAGTAAGGCGTTGCCATTAGGTGAGTCTATGACCTCCGAAGCCCATCCCATCGCCTCTGGCGTGGGTGGGTAGTTCACATAAACAAAAACCTAAAGCCAGACTTAGATTTATTAGGAAAGGTGTTGCATATTACTACGCCGACCTAAAAGAACAAACAGTTAATTTCGAGGTACCTGTAGATGATATGGGTGACGCTGATTTTAATGTAGAGGTGGAAGGTAAATTATTAATCAGATGGATTAGTGATTCATCAAAACAATAATATCGTGAAAGACGTTTTACTGTGGCTTGATGATTATCGAGACCCAAAAGATACTGAATTCTTAACTAAATTCTGTCCTGAGTTTGAAGCCCATAGAAAGGGTGTTATATGGGTCAAAAACTATAATGAGTTCAAGAATTGGATAGAAACTAATGGTTTACCAGATAAAATATCTTTTGACCATGATTTAGCTGATGAACACTACACACCTGTTGAAAGATACGGTGATTATAATAAATGGTCTTCCGAAATGAACTCCAAAGAGAAAACTGGAATGGACTGTGCAAAATACTTAGTAGATTATTGTTTAGATAATGACGTAACGTTACCAAAGTGGACCGTACATAGTGCAAATCCAGAAGGTGCCAAAAACATAACTAAGTATTTAATTAATTTTATGAGACAATAATATGGTACTATTTTTAAGAAATGATAATAATAAAACCTTATTTGAAGTTGAGGTATGGGCTAATAGCAATGATGAACGTGGTGATTTTGTTGAATTATCAGCAACCGTTCACATACTGAACTATTCTAACCACCTCCTTAATGAGGTTAAGAATAAAAAAGAGTTCATAAATACTTTTGAAATGTTAAGTGAATTAAGAGGTTGGTTGTGGGAAAGATATTTCATGGTTGACGATAATGATGGTTCAAAAATAGATGATGTAGTATCAAAGTTAAGGGTCGCACTAACTAAGGTGGCCAGTACGTATAATTTAAATTTAATAGACGATTAAATATCAGCAATGAAATAGAAAAAATACTTATTAAATTAAATAATAAGTTACAAGACTACAACGATTCAAAGTCAAGTAAAGAATTTGAGCTTATGTCTCATTTTACATATGTACCACCAATATTACAAAACATTTTTGTATATGGTATAGGTGTACCTAAACGTTTTGTGCCAAAGCAAAGTTATAAGAAATTATTAAACAAGTGAACTACCCACCCACGCCAGAGGCGATGGGATGGGCTTCAGGAGTCAGCACTTTGACTAACGTCAACAGTTCGTCCTGATTTTTAAGAGTGTGTTCCCCACTCAAATTATTTTTTAAAGCAAAAGATTTAATATTTATGGAAGCATTTACATCACGGTCAAGAACAGAAGTACACACAGAACAAGTCCATTCACGGTCTTTAAGTGTGAGTTCTTTGTTTATATTTCCACAGCAAGAGCAAGTTTTACTTGACGGTGCAAAACGTCCTATTCTTAGGATGTTTTTACCATACCAATCAGCTTTGTATTCTAACATAGTTACAAAAGTTGACCAACTTACATCGGTAATTGCTTGCGCTAAATTGTGGTTCTTAACCATATTACTTACTGCGAGTGTCTCTAAGCAAATCGTTTGGTTCTCACGGATTAACTTAGTAGATGTTTTGTGCAAAAAATCTTTGCGTTTGTTTGCTACCTTCTCATGTAATAAGGCAAGGCGTTGTTTTGTCCGCTTACATTTGTTCTTTAAAAGCCTGCCAATTATTGTTCAGTTGGTCAACTAACTTATCTACTAATTCTAGGGCCGTCTCATTACCAAATAAAGTTGGTTTATAATCATTATTGGTAGACAAGATTCTAGCTATGTCTTCGGCTGAATCTTGAACTGAACCACTAGAACCGTTTAATAGTTCATGACTTGGGATAGAGTTATTCTCGTTTAACTTTTTTTTTTAGTAATGTTACTTATTTTAATACCTTTTTTTTGTAATTCCTTTAACTGAGATTCAGTAACAGTTACTTTCTTAGTCTTAGGTTTACTCTCAGCGGGTACCAAGTTTCTTTCAACGATTGCTTCTTCAACAAGGTCGTTGATTAGATTAATTAATTTAGATTCTTGTATCTTAACTATTTTAGGATTTTTATCTGCCATGGTTTTAATGTTTTATTATAAATATAACCAAAACAGATAAAAATCTAAAAAATTAGGAACCACTGTTACACAGCTTGTCTGCGCCACTTGAGGCTGCGTACGCATTCGGTTTTACTCTATAAGTTAACTGCATACCTTTACAGAAACCTACAACCTCACTAAAAGCAACATTAGATGCCCATAATGGGTTAGGGTTTACGTCGGCATGTATTTCCAAATCAATGTCATACAGCTCAACTAAATCAAGTATGTGGAAACATACGTTGATAGATAATTGAACCTCTTTCAACATTCTTTCCCTAATAGTTGGTCTGTATTTTTCTTGAAACACTCCTGAAATTACTTTAGCACCTAAACCTTTGTAAATAGTTTCATTATTTACTTTACCCATAGGCTTTTTCATTTCAACAATTATAGCAACAGCATACTTAAAACCCTTCCCTCTTTTTTGGGAATCAGTACCTACACAAATCTTAAGTTTATCACCTAATTCGTGTTGCTCATCAATCATTTTTTCTAAATAATCGATTAATGGTTCGTTAATTGAACCATGGTTTACTCTTTTCCAAGTAATGTCTTTTAATTCCATTTCATTTAATTTATTTACTTATTATTAATAACAAATAAACATAAAGAGGGTAATGTTTACTTGTTAATTTCTACACTAGGTAACAAAGCTTGGGCCATGTCAACTAAATCATTATTAATACTCAAAAATCTTAATGAACCACCATTAGACTCATCTAACATTTTAATTTCTTCTGGCAGCTCCTTTAATTCATTTCCAAACAAATTTAAAAATTTTAACTCATTTAATTTACCTATTGTTTTAGGTAAAGTAGCCAACTTATTATGCGGCAAAGACAAAATACTCAATTTATCAAGGCCACCTATACTAGGGTGTAATTCTGTCAACCCAGTATTATACAGATAAAAGAACACAGTGTTTTTTAATCTACTAAGGTTTGGTGTAGTACCAATATTATAATCGATGTATTTAATAGTACTAGTGTCACTAGGCAATATATCAAATAAAATATCCGTAAATCCAAAACCATATAGAATATCTACATATTTTCGCTCTTCTTTACCAGCTTTTACCGCCATTTTATATAAAATGTGATAGAAAAACTTACTTAACCCATCATTACCCTCAATCAACTTACCTACATTCTGAATACGCCTATCCTTTCGGTCCATAAACATATAAGTTTCAAAATGAAGTTGATATAATTCATGAGTCTTATTAGGGTCAGTATCTTCTAAAAAATACGTCTTAAATATGACTATATATAACTTACTTTTAGTCTTAAAAGGTGTTTTTTGATTAACATAATTATTATAACTGTCTTTACTAGCAGTTGTACACCAATTAGTTAATCCACCAAATAACCTACTAGATTTTACACTCAATGGTGTAAAAACCATAACTTTTCTATCTTCATAAGGTATGTCACCTAACTTTAGCGTGACCATATTCCTTAAATCCTTCTCTAACTTACTTACGTCCTTTTCAATATGAGGGTCAACAGCATCAAACAACTGAGATAAACTCTTATAGTTGTTAATGTTAGATGGGTCCGATATATCTTTAAATGCTCGATTCCTAGAACATAACTCTTTAAATATAGGCTTGTTCTTCTGCTTATGAAACACTTTAAGATATTCAGTGGCCATCCACAAATCTTCTTTTACAAACATTAAAGCGGAAGTATAATCCGATTCTTTAATAAATCTAGTAAAGGTAGTCAACATCCATTGAACATACTCCTTATGTTCAGTCGGGTCCGTCCTCACAATATCCATAAAGACAAAATCAGCCACTCTTATGTTTTTAGGTACCTTGATACCCTCATTAGCTAATTTACGCTCATTAAAACTATGTAAAGCATATATTGGGTTATCCTCATCACCATCATCACGAACTTCAACGTAATGAATACCATCATCTGATATATTATCATTCTCAGATAAACTCTCGATGTCTTCTAAATCAAACACATTGAATCTCTTCGCAAGAAATTCTATACGTTTAATTGGATTCTTATTTTTACCCAAAACTATGTTTTAATAGACAAATATAAACGAAAAAATCTAAATAAGTAAGTTTTATTTGAAAAATTCCATTAAATCTTTATCAATAAAATATTCAATCTGGCTTAATAGATACCCTAAGGTCGACTTATACTCATCATTTTTGGTTATCAATGATTTTAAAATTAAATTAGGGCACTCACCCAAACAAATTCTAGTTTCAAACTCATTATATAATTCTTGGTAACCTAAATCTATAAATTCCCCAAGAATTTCGTTATACGTTATTATACGGTCAATTTCAATATCAGAATATAATTTATTTAATGAACTCTTTTTAAAAGCCTCGTGTATTTTACCTGAAAATTTATCTCCCAACGTACTAAAACTCTGGTTTGTATTTCTCATAATCTTACGTTTATGTCTTTATAATAAATATAAAATCTACCAGCTAAATCATAATTACACCACCATTAATTTCAAAAAAAAACCCTATCTTTTACGTTCTGTGTAAGATAGGGTTTAACTTTTATCGAAAAAAAAAACTATTTCTTTCTTCGCATACCTATCTCCCTATCGTAATCGCCATAATACCACCCTTTGATGTTATCATTTATCTGCGATACAGGTAATCCAGCAAACTTATGTTGTAGATACTCAGATAAGGCCTTAGGGGTTATAGAACTACCGTCTATTTTCTTCTTAATTAATGGTTGATTATAAAATTCATTGGCAACCTGCTTAACACCAACACTAGGTTCATAATCAGCCTCAAGAAAATCCTGAATCCTATTATTCAACTTAACATTGGCCACCGTCTCATTAATATGCGACTCGATAACCTTCAACTGCTTTTCATTTATAATTAACTTCTTACTCATACTATTAAATATCTTAATAAAATAAAAAACCCCTCTAGCAGAGGGGTTAAGTACATTATTTAAGGCCTTTTATAATCTCTTCTATCTCATCTTTGGATTTAACCCCCACTGTACGGTCTACAACCACACCCTCTTTAATAAATACTATTGTAGGTATACTCCTAACACCATAAGTCCTAGCCAACGCACTGTCGTTATCAACATTTACCTTAGTAATAGCAACATTTTCATCAGTGTTACTCTCAGCAACATCCTCTACGATAGGACCTAACGTCTTACAAGGACCACACCAAGGTGCCCAAAAGTCAATTATTACAATTTCTTTATCTGATAATAACTTATCTAGTCCATCACTGTTAATTTCTAATTCCATAAATTTTAATTTTTTAGTTTATTGCCTAATATACTACTTTTTTAAATATTTGGCAAGTATTTATAACTATGCGAGAAACAATAGAAGATATAATAACCGATTTTATTTCAAAAGAATTTAGAATAAAAAGAATTCGAAATGAAAAACGTAAGTGGAGTAGCGCTATAATAATACCCAAAGGTTACATACGTCAAACTAAGAAGTATTATAAAACTAGCAATACACTAAACCATGCAATGGTATCAGCTGATATCATAGCAGCCATAACTAACGTATTCAATATCGATACCGATTTAGCTAAAAAACTAACGGAACGACATTTATCGAATTTTAAATTTTAATTTACTCAGACTCCTTATCACAGCCCTCGCAATAGGTCTCAATCAAACGTATTACGCTCTTATTTATCTTATCTGTATTCTCACATAATTTATGTAATAGGTAAAACCTAAAACTTAAATATACTATCAAAACAAGATTGGTTAATATCGTGAATAAATTAACAACAGGGAATATCAGTAAATATATCTGAGATAATATCAACACTATCATGAATAACTTATAAATAAACGCCACTATCCTTTTTTTATCTTTCATTGTCTTTTATTGTCTGCTTACTACTATAAATATCTTGATTTTTTTATAAATAAGGGTTATCTTTAAATAAAATTTCTTATGGCGAACTACAGTTTTAGAGAAGACCTCAGTGAGGGCAAGGAAGGGGAAGACTTTGTCATCAATCACCTTAAAAAACTTGGTGGTGAACTGATATCCAAAAATGATGATAATCGATATGATGCCATTATACGAAGGAAAGGTAAAAATATAAAATACGAAATAAAGACAGATTTATTCTGCAAACCAACATGGGATACTGGTAATATTTTTGTAGAGGTGCAATGTAGAGGTAAAAAATCTGGTATCATGGTTAGCGAAGCCGAATGGTTTGTAACTTATTTCATAAACCTTAACGAAATCTGGTATATAAGAAAGAATAAACTACTCGATATCATAGAAAAATATAAACAAAATTTTATCTTTAAAGATAATGCTGGTGACCCAGCGTCAGAAACAAAAGGATGGATGGTCCCAAGATATAAATTTACTAAAGACTTTTTAGTATACAACTCAAACACTTTACAGAGAATACAACCATAATCGCACCTCGCATATATTTATTAGTATATGTCGAAAATAAAACTTAAAATAGAACTGGTCCCATCAACATCCTTCTACTCCAACGTCAGAAGCATATTACCAAAAAAAGAATGGGATAGACTTAGAAAACAATCTTACGCAAAAGCTAATCACAAATGCGAGATATGTAAAGACGTGGGTACAAATCAAGGTTACAGACATGATTTAGAATGTCATGAAATTTGGATTTACCAAAAAGATGGTGTACAATTACTTAAAGGATTAGTAAGCCTATGTCCTAGATGTCATCAAGTTAAACATATAGGTAGGACCATAGCAATAGGTAAAAAGAAAGAAGCCTATGCGCACATAGCTAAAGTAAATAAATGGAAAAAGGAAGACGTAGAAAAATATGTCGGATTCTGCTTCCAAGAACATAAAGAAAGGTCTAAGATTAAATGGAAACTAAACGTTAAAATACTTAACGAGAAGCTAGGTGTTGATAGAAACCTAATCGATGAAGGACTGCGTAGCAAAACGCTGGGTAAACCCACATGGAAACGTAAAAAGAAAAAAAAGAATAAAGGTAAAGTAAAGGCCAAAAGAAAAAGACCCACTAAGAAGAAATAAAAATCATATTTTAAAACGTTAAAGTTTACTTAAATCAAATACGATGGAATATTCAGAGGCTAGATAAGCCAAAGTTTTACTGTTCTCATCACTTAAGTACTTAAGCTTTATGTTACCGTCAACCTCATACAAGGGAGAATTATATCCACCGCCATTACACATGATTTCAATAGTAGGTAGCATGTCAGAGTCCACCTTTACAGACTCTAATGAAGCATTTCTTAAGCAATATAAGTCCCTTTCAGTTCTGTCTTTTACTTTTTTTAATAATTTCTTAGCTTTGGCAACATTACACATAATTGTATTGTATACTATATAAATATAAAATTATCACCCTAAAAATCAGGTGTTTATGTATAATTGCTAAGATTTTAACTTTTTTTGTGACTATCTATCAAATTTTTAATGATACCATCAAATTTAGATAATGTCTCAACATCTAAAGTAGATATCGCATTGTGAGTCCTTAAATCATATAGGGAAATCATCTTATTATCACCTTTCTTAGATTTAACCGTAGAAGTACTTATAGGTCCATCTCTCTTTTGAGCCTCAATAGACCCATATAACTGTTCATATAACTCTTTGATACCTATGGTCTCACCAGAACCCCTAGTACCCTTAAGCTTTAATTCAACCTCTTGGTCAACGGTCAATGTAACAATGATTTCTTTATCATGTACCACCTCAGTTGTTTCCCTAACCAAATTCTTCTTTAATATTGTAGCCATTTACCTCTTTTTAAATAATTAAACTAATCCATACTCAATAACAACATTGCTCAACAAAGCTGGCAATATCGTAAATATAATATCTAACACAATCTCTTTAAAATCATTCTTACCACCAGATAACTTTTGAGCTATCTCCGATATAACAATACCACATAGCACCATAATAAGCGATGTAAAGCAATCAAAGAACATATCAAATAAATAATATCCCAATGCACCAATATAAAAATGCTTTAACTTATCATGTGCTGGTATTACCTTAACCAATACCTCTTTGCTAAAACGTGCAATACTACTTGCAACACCATTCAATGTATTTCCCATAACCTATGATTTATATATAAGTATCACAGCATTAACACATCTTTCAATACGTAAACAACAAAGGTACATACCGCCGCAACAAAAATGGAAAATAATAAAACAAACTTCCATTTAACCTCACCAAATATAGATAAGGTCAAGATTATTAAAATAAACATTTGCAAAAGGAAAGTAATCATAAATATCTGTAGTAAAAACATAGCAATTTAATTTAATGAACTCATTATGATATATAGAACAACAAACACAGCCGAAAGGACCATATTGTAATTCCAGTTGATATCCCGATTCATCATCATATCAAACATACCAATAAGTATATGCCAAATCAAGTATGTAAAACATAATAAGGGTGGTTAATAAAGATAGGAGTAAATTGTTTACCCAATTATATCTCTTGAAATATATCTTATCCCATGTCACATTGAATGTGAAAAAGAATGCTGTAACAATTAAAGCTGTTGCAATCATAATGATATCTTTTTAATGTTAGGAGACAAATATACGTAAAAGAATCCACATATACAAACCGACCTTAAAAAAGGGCCAAAAAATTTCTGAAAAAAATTTTGGATTCTGTATATAAGAAGGGGTGCCTTTTTTTTTTAGGGGTAATGTTTCGACGTATAAAAAAGGGGTCTTAAGATTTGCTAAAAATTTCTGAAAAAAATTTACGTGTAGGTCCGACTGCCATATATGAGCGACCCTATAGGGGTATACGTAAGGGGGTATACGGGGGGAGGGGTATATAGGGTCTCCTGCGGGGGGAGGGGTAGTTAGAACGTCTTATATGGATTCTTGACATATGCAACTATATAGTGTTAAAGTTTTTATTATAAGGTAAAAAAAATAAGCCTAACTTAATAGGCTCATTTTAATGGTTTGTAAGGACTTGTTTCAGATATAGTTTACTTACAGTCCGATAGTAATTTTTTGTCCGTTAAACTGAACGCCAGAGGTTTTAATTAGTTCCGTATTACTTAATACTAAAGTTCTATATTGAAAACTCTTTAAATTTAGTTCATTTTTAAGAATATCCTGAATTTTAGTTTTGGTTTGCTTATTGGTTTTTCTGTATTGTGGTAAATTTCCTTTATCTGATTTGCTAGAAGTTTGAAAGTTACCACTTATATAAACTTGCTTTGTCTCGTTATGTATTTTTAAGCCTTTGCTGATATTTGTATAAGTATCTAGTTGATTTTGCTGTCCGTTTGTTCTTTCGGTTTTAATTTTACCATTTGATAATTTACCACCTACTTTTGTAGTTTGGTCAATTAAAGCGTTTACCGCCTTATTGAATACGTCAAAAGTAAATTTATCATCTTTGCCATTAACAAACTGATTAAAAAATGCTTCTCTATCTAAATTCAATAGAGTTTCTTTGTTTTTGTCTTTTTGTCTCTCTCTATTGACATTGACATTGATAGTAATGTTTTTGTAACCACTTACAATGCATTTACTCGCTTTTCTGTTAGCATCTACGAAATAATCTTTGATACTAACTATTGAAGCACCATTTAAACCGTTTAAAGTAAGTAAGAAATCTAAGAAATTTGTGTTTTGAGTATTCATAGTATTGGGTTTTTGTGTGTGATTATGGTACAAAGATACAAATAATATTTAGTTTAAATTGTTAATGAAGTGTTAAAATAACAATTCATTAATAAAAAAGTTTAAATAAGCCATTACAACGAGTAATGCAGTTACAACAAAGAAAACAAAAATATAAAGTTCTAAATAAACTTTTAAGTGAGTTAAGTAACTTTTAACTTGGTTTTTGATAGTGTTCATAGTTTTTGTGTGTTTGATTATGATACAAAGATACAAATATTAATAGGTTCTGTAATGCAAAAAAGTGTTAATATTTTGTTAAAAGTATTTCCCTTCAATATAAGCCATTCCTTCAAGGTCGCCCATATCATTTAACATACTCCAAACTCCGTCAACGTCACTAACCTCAATTAAAGTCTCAATTTCATAAATTCCCATAGTGTAAATGTGTTTTGATTATGATACAAAGATAGAAATATTAATAGGTTCTACAATGCAAATAACTGTTAAAGGTTTGTTAATTTAATTTTAATAGTTTTAACATTTCATTAACACAAATAACCAATGTTTATTCTTATCTTTGTATTGGACGACGGGCGCAGTGTAACATCAACACTGGAAGAGTAGACTCCAACCTACGCCTATTTTTTTTTTAAGTGAATTAATTTAAACTTTAACATTTCATTAACATAATAAACAGGATGTTATTTGTATCTTTGTACTGTAATCAAAACACATTTACACTATGGAAATTTTAAGAAAAGTAGGTCAATTCAGTTTAAATAAAGGGATTGGTATGAGTGATGGTTTATATAACGTCACAAACGATATTCTGCTGGAACATACGGAAGATGAGGGAGTATCATATTGGTTTGATGAGAAAGTTAAAGATACTCTAATGTATGTTAGCCGTAATGAATTTATTGCAAGGGCTAAACAAATGGCGGGCAATGACATCAATAAATACATTGGTAAAATTATTTAACATTTCATTAACATAAATAACTAAATATTATTTGTATCTTTGTATCATAATCAAACACACACACAATGAGAAAACAAGATTTTACACTATCGAAAGTTAGAGAAATGACATCTAAATTAATGGCTACAGACTTTGAGGTTCAGGGTCAAGTATTCAACATGAATAAGCTAAATTGGAGATTCGAATTTAACAATAAAAAAAGTTCTTTTGGCGTATGTAGTTCAAGACGTATACGTAAAGGTTTAGGTGTTACTACCTTAGTTGATAAAAAGATAAAATTATCTATGTGGTTAATTCAAAACTCTAGTGAGACACTTGCGGATTGGGAAAATACAATGCTACACGAAATAGCCCACGCAATAGACAAAGAGATTAGAGGTAAATCCAACCACGATTGGCATTGGAGGACTATTGCATTATCAATCGGATGTGATGGGGAAAGATGTGGGAGTACTAAAGTAGATGTAAATAAATCTAAATACACGTTAAAGTGTCATAATTGCGGTGAGGAAACTGCAAGCCACAGAAGAAAAAAGAGACTATCAGCCTGTGGGAATTGCTGTAGAAAACATAACGGCGGTAGATATACGGCTGAGTTCAAACTAACACAAATACAAAATTACTAATATACACAAAAGTGTCCTAGGGCTTGGAAGAGTCCTAGGTTTTTATTATCTTTGTGAACTAAAAAATAAATACTATGAGTAGAGATGAATTAATTAAGGTTTTAGAGAGTAATGATTTTATAATACATGAGATTCACGGGAACTCAGCTGAGATTGAGAAATGGACTGATGGTGGTGTAGATATGATATTTTATTTTGAAGACCTCAACACTAAGTCTTTTATTGAGATAGCTAACGAATTTGATGTGGATGAGCAGGTAACTACTTATATTCAAGACCCATTATATAAAAGTAACTTTACGGTTAGGGAGAGTTTGGAAGACTTTACTAAATTCCATAATCACTTAAAAGATATTGCAAAGGAAATACAAAACAAATAGGGTTTATTCTGTGTTTTGATTAGTGTGAGGGATAGCTGTTGTGGGCTATCCCTTTTTTTTATAGTACACGAAAGTGTCCTAAACCTTTGATATTACATTTAATTTTGTTATCTTTGCCTAAACACTATTAAATTGGGCGAACTAGATAAAAGCAACAAGAATGTTAAATCATTATTAAGGGTTAAGAAAGAGATATTAGTTGAAGAGTATCTATACAGTAAAAGGGCATTAGATTTGCTTCAGGCAGAGAATAATTGGTTAAAGGGTATATTTGACCTTCATCAAGAATGCATCGAAGAGCGTGGAGAAAATGGGGATGTTATAACCTTGACAGATGAATTTAAGGAAAGCATTGAAGAGATTAAAGAATACTATAACCAGCACGTAAATAACCCAGACTTTTATAGTGAATAAATTTAACATCTCATTAACAGTTTAAACCGAATGTTATTCGTATCTTTGTATTGTAATCAAAAACACAAGATAATGGCAAAGTTTTATCAAGCGGTACTTAAGCCGATGAAGAATGACAAAGAGGTACTTGAAAGTGCATACCCTAATTTAGTTGATACTAAATATATGCCTACAATGAAAGAAAGGCTTGGGGATGCTGAATGTCCTAATTGTAAAGACGAGGGGATAACTAATAAAAAAGAAACTCGTTGGATGATGTTAGCTGATGAGACCGTGGCGGTAACTCAAGGCGGTAAAGCTTATATCGAATGCTTAGATTGTGGACATACTACCCATTTATAGTTTTAACATTTCATTAACATAATAAACAAGATATTATTCTTATATTTGTATCGTAATCAAAACACAATGAAAAAAGAAACCCTGATTAGAATCAATGACATTAACATCAAAGATTATATGTATATGAAGTTCGAAGGTTTGCCAACATCCGTTAAGTGGAGGGAAGTGAAAGATAAAGTAATGTCCAATGATATGACTTTTGAGAATAACTGCTTACTTCATAAGCAAAGGAGTCATGAGGTCTTACAAGACGAACCGAGCAAAGAAACACTAAAACAAATAAACAAAGTATTTTATTATGGAAATAGTTGTTAAAAAAAGAAACCATATTAGATTTAGTACCATTAGTTTTACCGTTCGACTATAGATTTTCATTTACTAAAAGTAGCAAAGGAGATGAAACTTGGTTTATTTCAAACGATGTGGCTAAAGTATGGGCAGGGATGTTAGACCTTGAGACAATAGGCAAAACCGATTCAGGTTACATTGACACCCACAACGAATTGATTGAAGAGATGAGAGAGACAAATTCAAATTTGCTAAGGGTTAACACGGAAGACAGCAGCGATGAGTACCTCGAAAAAGATAAACCATTATACACCTTTGCAAATGAAGGTTTGGTTAGAGTTAAAAATATTAATGAAGTTATGAAAAACTTCTGTAAAGCATATGTATTGAAAGTATAATAGTGT